CCCCGCGGTGATGTCACCCGATCCGCTCCAGTGGGCCCAGTTTCGCCAGCCACACCGGTGGCTCCTGCAGCCCCAGTGGCTCCCGCTGCACCAGTGGCTCCGGTGACTCCAACCGCGCCAGTGGGCCCAGTTTCGCCAGCCACACCGGTGGCTCCTGCAGCCCCAGTGGCTCCCGCTGCACCAGTGGCTCCAGTGGGCCCAGTTTCACCAGCCACACCGGTGGCTCCTGCAGCCCCAGTGGCTCCCGCCGCGCCAGTGGCTCCAGCCGCACCGGTGGCTCCTATTGCGCCGGTGGGCCCAGTTTCCCCAGCTGCACCAGTGTTGCCTGCCGCTCCAGTGGCCCCTGCCGCTCCAGTGGCTCCAGTGGCTCCAGTGGCTCCCACCGCACCTGCCGCGCCCGTGGCGCCAGTCGCACCTGCGGCTCCCGTGGGGCCGCCCGCGGGGCCCGCAGGCCCTGTGGGTCCCGTTGTCCCCGAGCCACCGCCGCCCCCGCCGCCGGACATTGTAATGATGGTGGTTAGGGCCCGCGAGGGGTCGGACCCCTGCACGGACAAGCCCACCGTAACCGGGCTCGTGGTGGTACCGTTGGTCACGGTCAGGTCGATTTGCAGGGTCACGTTGGTGTTGCTAAAGGTGAACCCAGTGGGCACCACCAGCGGCACCTGCAGCTGCACAAAGGTGGCCCCAGAGGGAATAACAAACGGGTCCGACGTGCCCAGCGTCAGTGCATCTGCCGGAATGCTGGCCTGCAACACACCGGTCACCGTGCCGGTGGTGTATGTGGTGCACTGGGTCACCAGGGTGATGACCCATGTGCCGGCAGTGACCCCGTACAGTGGCAGCGTGGATGACGAGGTAAAGATGTACCTGTTGGTGTTGGACCCTGCAGTGTTGGAAATGGCCGGGGTGGACATGGTGGTGGCCACAGGGTTGGGGGTCTGCACCAGGAACCCGGTCACATCCAGCGCCCGGGCGTCCACCTCGTCCGTGTTGTCAAATAAAAACAGGGTATCGCCCCCCGGTTGCCCGGGAGGCCCCGGCGGCCCGCGTGGGCCCCGGGCGCCGCGCGCCCCCACAGGCGCGCAGTCTGTTCGGCAAACTGTTGCTGGTGGATAGCACGAACGCATGAGTTCGTGACACTTACGTTTAGGTGCAAAGAAAATATGGGGTCGAGACACCCAGCCACAACTTGTGTTGCCGCAGAATTCCGTGGCACCATAATTTGTGCCGGCAGGCGGTTTTTTAGGACACCCACACCACACAAAGGGGTCTGCCGCACCCATTCATCTCATGTCCGCTGCCGTGGCCGCTGCCGCGACCGAGTTTGTGGAGCCGATGCTGCGGCCCAGCCCCGGTCGATTTGTGCTGTTCCCCATCCAGGACCACGGCGCGTACGAGTTTTACAAAAAGGCCACGGCGTCCCAGTGGGTGGTGGAGGAGGTGGATTTGGGCAACGACATGCGGGACTGGGAGGCGCTGACCGACCCGGAGCGCCTGTTCCTGAGCACGGTGCTGGCGTTTTTTGCCGCGGCAGACGGCATCGTCAATGAAAACCTGGCCGCCAACTTTTACGCCGAGGTGCAGGGCGCAGAGGCCCGCGCCTTTTACGGCATTCAAATTGCCATTGAAACCATTCACGCGGAGATGTACTCCCTGTTGATTGACACGTACATTGCGGGCCCGGAGGCCAAGGCCGCCCTGTTTGACGCGGTGACCACCATGCCGTGCGTGGCCACCAAGGCCAACTGGGCACTGCGGTGGACGTCCCGCGACACGGCCTCCTTTGCGGAGCGCCTGGTGGCGTTTGCGTGCGTGGAGGGCATTTTCTTTTCGGGGTCCTTTTGCGCCATTTTCTGGATGAAAAAACGCGGCAAGCTACCGGGCCTGTGTTTTTCCAACGAGCTGATTGCCCGCGACGAGGGCCTGCACTGCGAGTTTGCGTGCTACCAGTACCGGGCGCTGCAGCGGCCCCTGGAGCCGGCGCAGGTGCACGCCATTGTCACCAGCGCCGTGGTGGCGGAAAAGGCGTTTGTGGCCGACGCGCTGCCCAGCGGGCTTATTGGCATGAACGCGGAGCTTATGTCCAAGTACATTGAGTTTGTGGCGGACCGGCTGCTGGGCGCGCTGGGGGTGCCTGCCGTGTACGGCACCCCCAACCCCTTTGACTGGATGGAGCTCATCAGTCTAGAGGGCAAAACCAACTTTTTCGAGAAGCGGGTGGGGGAGTACTCGCGTGCCGGGTCTGCGGTGGCGGCGCCGGTGTCCGCGGCGCCTTCCGCGGCTCCCTCTGCGGCGTCGTCCACAACCACCACCCCAGCCAAGGCCCACGTGCAGGCGCAGAACACGTTTTGCGCGGCGGATTTTTGAAATGCACGCCGAATCCCATGCACCATTTCGAGAGTCTCCGTGTGCAAAGTTTCCGCTTCATACACCTTACAAAACGGGGTAGGGGGGCCGCTCAAATGTTCTTGCACTGCGACTGTCCCCACATTGTGGGATGGTCCGTACTTGTATGGGGTTTTGTCGTGTGGAACATGGTGCAGGTGCTGTACCCCGTGGTGCGGTGTGCCCTTGTGTGTGGCATGCTGTGCATGGAGTGCGGCGCAACACTGTGTCCGTGCAGGCGCCGTCGTGTCCGGACCCAGCAGCAGCACTTTGGGGACGCGAGCGACGGCGACGGGGACGGTGACGGCCCCGACGACAGCCGCCGTCCCGTTGGCAAGTGCATCATCTGCTTTCAAGACCCGCCAGTGGACCCCGTGTGGTGCGCGCACTGCTCGGCACAGCGGGACGAGGGACGTGCCTGCTGCCGCCGCTGCCTGTGGGCGTGGACCCGCACCGGGTCCCCCACATGCCCCCTTTGCCGCTGCTACACCCACTAGAACTAAGACGGCGGCAGGGCACCGGGGGCCGCAGCCGGGGCCGCAGCCGGGGCCGCAGACAGGGCCGAAACCGGCGCTGGCGGCGGCATGGGTGTTTGGGCGGCACGGCCATTCTTCAACTTGCGCACCGCGCGGATTTTCAGGACGCCGCAGCTGATCAAGAACGCCGCAAGGGCCATGAGGAGGACGGCGCCGCCCAGGACCAGGGACAGCTGCAGCGGCTCCTTCCACAAGGGGGTGGGGTATGGGGTCGGCAGCGGGTCGGCGGGAATCAGTTCGGAAATGGCGCTAACGCTGCACCGCACACTGGCATCCAGCTGGTTCAGCAGGGTAATGTTGTCCTGTTTGCAGTCGGTGGCGTCAAACCGGGGCAGGGACACCGCCTGGGCCGCAATCACGCTTTCATTACACCGCGTGGCAATGTACTGCGCCATGGCCTGAGACACGGGATCCGTGCCCGGCGGCACGTCCACCCGCGGGAAGTTTGCGGTAAGGGTGGCAATGTTGGCCGCGGCGTCAGGGGGAATAGTGGTTTGCCCGGCGGCGGCCAGGATGGCGGCCACCACCTGCGACGGCGAGCATGTGTAGGTGTTCACACTGCCCGTGTTGTCGCACGTCAGGTTGATGTTGCACCTTTTAATGGTGATGTCGCTCATGTCGCACACCATGATGGTGGAGGCCTGGGCCGCGCATGTGGCCTGCACTTGGGTCAAGAAATTGCCGGTGAGGCTGCTGGCTGCGGCGGTGTAGGTGTCTGCCATGGACCAGCCTGGCCCAGCCCCGACTTGCTTGTTGTTGTGTCTTGCCACCGAATTCTTTGCAATGCAAGGCTAGGCACGCCACAGGGCATTTGGTTACCAGTTTGCGTGGTTCATTGTTTTGGGAAAGGGAGGCAGCGAAAGCATCACTGCACCCGGGTTGCGTTGGTGGCCGCTGCCGCTGCAACGGCGGCGCTGAAGGCCGCTGCCGAAATGGGCGGCACTCGGGACACCATCGTGGGCGGGAACAGGTAGTTCATGACGCTGCTCGCGGACTTGCGCTGGGAGGCAAAGGGGGCGCCGCCGTACGCGGCCGGCACCGGCACCATGGGCTCCCCGGCGGCCAGGGCTGCCTCCATGAGCATGGGCCCGATGGACGCCGGCAGGCCGGCGTTAATTACGGTTTGCGCGGCGCGAATGGCCTCCACGCTGCCCGGCGCAGGAGCGCTGGCTCCGGCGCCTTTCACCGCGCCTGCCGCCGCACCCAGGGCCCCCGACACGGCGTTGGCGGCCACGCCGCCCTGGGTGCCCTGGAACACTGAGCTGGCGGCGGTGGCCGCAGTGAACTGCTGGGGCGTGTACACCGTGTCCACAATGCTGCTGGGGGTGCGGAAGTACGCGTCGTTGACGTTCAGGGTTTGGATGGCGGGGTATGTGGCCGGGTGCACAATGTAGGGCAGGCCCGAGGTACGCAGACGCGAGGACGCCATTTTGGGGGTACACGCCGGCTGTGGGTTACGGAAACCAAACCACAGAGTTTTCCAACCCGGTGACCCAAGCCCCAAAATTGTAGGCACCACCCATAAACAACCCTCGCACCCGGACCTTGTCCTTGGTTTTGTCCTCTTCCCAAAAATGTGCAACTGTGGTGGCGGTGGAAACACGCGGCGCGCAGCCGCACGACGCAACCAGCTTGCAAGTAGGGTGGCCGCACAGCAGGCCGCAGTGGTGGGCACCGCTCGGGTGGCCGCCGCGTTGGTGGGCACCGCTCGGGTGGCCGCCGCGTTGCCCGCGGGGGTGGTGGTGCGTGCTGCCGTAACCCGCCCCGCCGTGACCCGTGTGCCGGTCGCGACCCGTGTGCCGGCTGTGACCCGTGCGCCCGCTGTCCCGCGCCCTGCTGCGACCCGTGTGCCGGCTGTCCCGCGACCTGTGGTATTGACGGTGACGCCTGCTGTGACACGTATGGGGATCCCCGCTGTGCCAAAACTTCCTGCCGTGTCTCGTGCCCCCCGCGTGGCTGTGCCCCGCGCTGTGCCCGTGACCCGCCCAGTGCTGTCTGCAGTGGTTGTGAAAAAGCGCCTGGGGCTGTAATGCAGAATCCCTGACAATCACAACCAAAGCCACCAAAACCATGTTTGGACTGAAAACTGGGCTGGCAGTCGCAACCTCCGTATGCTTGTACACGGCGTGGAGCCGCCGCGCACGCCCTTCAAAAAGGTGTACCTGTACGAAAGCCACGCCAACCCCGACGTGCCCAACCTGAACCCCAGCACCGTGCCGGGCATGGCGGACTGGTTTGCCCACGCGGCGCCGTTCCAGGCCGCACTGCGGGACTACCAGGTGCAGTGGGACACCCACATTGTGGAGGACTGCAAGGACAGCATGCAGGAAGAGGTGGCGGCGGGGCGGGAGGGGTCCCCCCGGTTCCTGCGCAACCAAAAGTGCCTGATGGACGTACAGCGCAACCTGGGCAAGCAGTTTGTGCCCGCAGACGGCGTGCTGGCCCTGCTGCTGGCCAACAAGGACTTTGAGCCGTACTTGAAGGCGGTGCGCGTGCAGCACGACGGCAACAACGCCCATTATTTCACCGCAGAGTACCGCCCGGTGGACGCCGACGCCAAGGTGGTCGCTTGGGTGGGCCTGCTCGGCGACAAGGTGGTGGGCGAGCTGACCCGCGTGTGCACCGCCAATGTATGAAAAAAAGCAATCCAGTGCATTATTGGTTTCGGAGTTGGCCGTAAACGTCGGCGCTGTCAAGCACCAGCACCATTTCTTGTCCACCGATGTGTTTTGTGTAGGCGGGTTTCCACACTTTTGGAACCTCCCATGCAATTCCTTCGGCCATGTTGTTGTTGCACATTGCGTCATACCAATCCACCTTGAAAGCACCAATGTTCGAATCAATGACCACGTAATAGTCATGGTCCTTGCACACGATACACGCCACAACGTGGCCATCGCCTTTGCCGGGTTTTTTGAATATACGGTATGTGCCGCACAGTACAGATTTGTAGTGTTCGAGAAGTACGTCTCTGTTCCACTTGCTTAACGGCAGTGTAAAGTGAAACATAAACAGGCCCTTTGCCCCGGCGTCGGTTGCTTGCGCAAACGACACTTTTTTTTCCAACCACGCATTCGAATACACTTGGAACCCCAAAGCAAACAACAGCAACGCCAAAACCCTGTCAGGGTACCAGCCATGCATCAACGACATGTCCAGTTCCTTACACAGTACTTCGGGAAAGGGTTTGCTGCACATGAGCATGTGCTCGTCCGCCTCTTGTGTGCATTTGTAGGCATTTATCACAACCTTGAGCAAATTTGTCACGCGCGCGTCTGCAAAAACCGGCGATGGTGTTTGAAGTGCGGCTTTCCGTACTTCAGCCACCAGTTTTGGTGTAAGGAACACCAAGTTCAGTACAGTTGCAGCCCAGCACGTCTTGCTCCTTTGCATAAACGCGTGCTGGCTGCAATCTTTTGTTTCTTGTAGCGTGGCACTGAACTCTGAAAATTTGGTGGTTCGGAGGGCAGCGTCTGTTTCTTGGCGCAGTAGCGTGGACAAAGTGTCTGGCACATGCAGGTCCCCGTTTTGCTCAAAAAAATGGGAACCATACATGAGGGTTGCCGGCAGCGCATGAAACCCTGTGGGCCACGCAGACCTAATCCAAACCGCCATTACATCCAACTCCCGTATCCCGTAAAAAGGCCCGTGCACGTTTGTAAATATACCATTACCTGTTTCCAGCGCAATGGTTTTGCAAAATATGCGCCCATTCAGTTTTGCGCCGGCAGTTTCCGTGAGCTCGCGTGGTGGACTGCCCCCCACTGGAAAGTACGCGTAGCAGTCGTTTGCTTTGTCACTTCCCTCGGCCTGCAGCGCAAACACGGCTTTGGCTACTCCGTCCACAACACTGGTGGTCATACACCAAAGCGCAAAGGACACAACATCCTCTCCAGTGTCTGACCAAACCTTTGTTGTCCACGATGGTGCAAACGGCGCCCGCTGTTCGTCAAGCGGCAAAGCACAAAATGCCACAGATGTGTCTTGCCGCCGGATGGTGTACACAATGAAAGCTGGAACCTTGCCTTCCGCGGCTGATTGTTTTGCAACACTAATTACTTCCAGCGTATTCAAAAGGTTGTCGAGCATGCGAGTTTTGTCTGACACCGAACGCCGGCTTTTTTTGGGCGACGGCGACGCTGCCCCTGCCCCAGCTCCTGCGCTCTTCGTTTCAGTGGTGCTTGCACCACCTGTGACGTCATAGCGCGCAAGGTCCAGGTAAATGGATCGAAGGAGACTGTGTGCCGACTTGAACGGTGAGCCCGTGTCGGTAATTTCGTAAATGGTGTCTGCTGCGTCCAGTGGTGCCGTGTCTTCCGACAAACCAAACACCTTGGACTGAATGGTGCGCAACACAGCGGAGGTGTCGGAAGGCACCAGATCATTCTTTACTGTTGCAACCTTGTTTGCGATTTCCGACAGGTATGGGAGTGCATCAAACCGTATGCGTAAGCCCTCGTGAATGCGCGGAATGGATGCAATTTGTTCCACTACCCCATTGAGAGTTTTCAGGTCCGTAAGCAGCGGATGTGGGCGACTGTCCGCTGTCCCCATGCGAGCACGCAGGGGTTTTTGAACCGTTACTTTTTCACTTCCTACATTTTTTACTACGGCTTGTTCAATGTGCATTTCAAGACACAAACAGCAGAGTGTTTGCGCAGGGCATGCACACGCAGGACGCCAGTGACGTCTTGCCCACACACACCCGCGTGCCGCATTTGCTGCACGAGGTAAACTCGAAAGTCACAGGAGCCGCAGGAGCCGCAGGAGCCGCAGGAGCCGCAGGAGCCGCAGGAGCCGCAGGAGTCGCAGGAGCCGCAGGAGTCGCAGGAGCCACAGGAGTCGCAGGAGTCGCAGGAGCCACAGGAGTCGCAGGAGCCACAGGAGCCGCAGGAGTCGCAGGAGCCGCAGGAGTCGCAGGAGCCACAGGAGTCGCAGGAGCTGCAGGAGCCGCAGGAGCTGCAGGAGCCGCGTCTGGTTTCGTCTCCTCAATCATGGCCATTATGGATGTTTTGTGTTTGGACGCCTCCATGACACGTTGCCGTTGCTCCTTTGAGGCCTTTTCCAAACGGGAATCAAACCCTGTATCCAAGGACTTTGCATCAAAAACCCACCCGGCTTGGGGCTTTTCAGCCGACGGAGCCGCCGGAGCCGCCGGAGCCGCCGGAGCCGCCGCCGGGGATGGAGGAGTGGAAGACGCGCCTGGCTTTGTCTCCTTAATTATGGACACCTTGAGCGGGGCCTTTCCCGCGGCGTCAGCCGCGAGCTTGACGGCTTCGTCGTGCTTTGCACAAGCTGCATCACGGTACCGTTGTTGTTTTTCAATGGTTTGCTGCAACACGTTGTCGACGTCCAAAGTCGCAAACGACTTGGCGTCAAACGCCCATCCGGCTTGCGGTTTTACAGCCGACGGCAGCGGCGCTTGCTTGGCCTCACTGGCCGCGCTGGCGGCGGTGCCGAGTTCAGCGATTGGGGGCCGAGGCAAAATAAGCACGGAAGATTTGGCGGCCGGTTTGGAGGAGGCTTCAATCAGGGCCTCCCCCACCACGTCGCTCCACAGCTTGCCCGTGCGGCGGGGTACCGCGCTGAAGCCGGTGCCCGGGTCGGTTTGGCCCGGGACAATGGCGCGTGTGCCCACCAGCTTGGTGGTTTCCATTGTCTTTATAAACTGGTCGTGGTCCATGGCGTGAGGGTCACTTTTGCAATACATGCCATACATTTCCGGTGTTGCGCCTTGCCACCGCACCGACAAACCGGGGAAAGGAGGGGTTACTCGCACGCCGCGCAAGTAAGGGTGCCCGTGGCAAAACACGGCAGCGGGGTCACGCCGCAGCACCACGGCACGGGAGTCAAGCCAGCCAGCGCAATGCCCTTGGCCCGCCACATGGCCTTGGGCACCGGCACACACGCACGGCCGGTTTGCGGCACCGGCAGCACCACCGGCCCGTTTGGCCACGGACCCGCGGGCATGGACACGCCCGCCACCAAGGTCAACGGCAGGGGCGCGTTGGCTGGGCGGCTGCAGGTGTACAGCGCGGTGACGTACCGCACCTGGGTTTCCACCACGTCCCAGCCGGTGCGCAGCAGCAGGCACGGCTCCGCAGAAAACACCGTAAAGTCGGTCAAGTCCACATCAGGGCCCGGGTAAGGAGGGTCGTCCAAAAACGGCGCCCGCACCACGGTGCCCACGTTCACGGCTGGCAAGATGCCGCCAGTTACCCCCAGGTTGGTAAAATTCAGCACCGTGCCGGGGCACACGTCCGCGGTAGCCGGCGCGGACCACAGCCAGTACGGCACCGGCACCGTGGGGTAGTTGGTGGGCAGCTCCGCGCTGATGGCCAGCACCGTGCCGGCGGCAATGGGCACCGTCACCACAAAGGCCACCTGGGCGGTCCACGCGTCGCCAGCCGTGTGAGGCTTCACCGCCAGGGGAATGAGCATGCCCGGGGTGCCGGCTACGTACATGACAGACTCCACTTCCTCCACCCGGGTAATGTAGTCCGCAACATCAAACTCGGTCCAAAAGCCGTACTTGACCCACTGCCACGCCGCGCTCCACCGCTCGGGAATTGCAATGGAGTATGGCGTTTCCTCTGCGGGCATGTAGTAAATGCGCACCGCTTCTGCATCTGGAATTGTCAGCCGGTCCGGCACAATGGCAAACGCGCACGGCAGCACGCACGTCGAGGGCAGGATCGCGGACGTGCTGGACGCAATTGCCGACAACCCCACCAGCGAGGTGCAGGCCGCGGCGCAGCCACTGGGCCCGCTGCGGGCCAGCGTGTACAGGAACACGTTGTAGGGCCCCGCCAGCTCCACGGGCGTGAACGTGGACGCACACGAGGCGATGAGCAGGGTGTCCACGGTGTAAGGCAGCAGCTCCCCGGGGGCCGCACAGGCAAACCGCAGGCGCTCCAGGGCCATGCCGGTGGCGCTGGGATGGTACACCACCCGCACAAAGTCCCCGGGCAGGCAATCGTACAGGGTGATGAACACCAGGGACACGTTGGTGGGAGCCAGCCAGGTGCCGTCGTGGGGGTAAAACCGGAACCCCAGGGGCGTGCCGGCCGGAATGGGCACCGTCACCAGGGCGTCAATCACGGGCCCGCCCGGTGCCGGCGCCGGGTATTGCAAAATAAGGGACACGGGCATGAGCGCACCGGGACCCACGGTGCATGGCCCGCACAGGGAAGTCGTCATCAGCGCAGCGGATTGACGGTGGATGGCCACAGGTTTTTCGCCCACGGGCCACCGGACGCCTGTGGCCAACAGAGCCCCGCCATAAAAAGTCCCATACTCTGTACACAACCAAACCCACCGCCGCACCATGGCCGACGCGTCGCTCGTGAAGCCCATGATACAGGCGGTGCTGACCATGGCGGTGCAGCAGCTACCGGACAGGGTGGGCCCCACCGCATTGCAAATCCCCCATCTGTGCACCTCCTTCACCAAGTCCCTGGTGGAGTTCCTGGAGTTTCAGCTAGCATGCTTTTCCCGGAACAAGCCCCTGCTGGCGGAGCTGGCCCGGGTGCGGGCCATCGCAGGCAACCTGGCCGCGGAAAAGGTGCTGATTGCGCAGTGGCACCGGGACGTGATGTACACCGCCGCCGGCAAGCGGCGCCCCGTCAATTTGGTGCAGGCGCTGCGGGAGCGCATGATCGGCACCGTGGTCAAGTCCGACCACCGGGTCCTGAAAGCCATCGGGGCGGACTACATGTACTTGCACGCCGACGTGGCCCGGGAGGACAAGGAGGTGTTTGTGGCTCGGCTGAAGCACCTCAACTCCCTGGCGCTGATGAACAGCGTGGTGCCCGACGGCATGTTTGAGCACCTGCAGGTCATGGCGGCACGCCTGGTGGCGCCGGGCATGCCGCTGAATGCAGACACCATGACCGCAGCCATGCAGGGGTTCATGACCAGTGACCCGGACCGCCTGCTGGCGTGGACATGCAAGCTGACCGAAAACCTGAGCGGTCCCGACGGTGTGGAGGTCATCCAGGCTTTCCTGGAAATGCCCAGCGTGGCCCCCATGCTTCGAAACATGGGGATTGAGGCCGCGCCGGGGCTTGCGGCGTCCCTGGCGGGGGTCCTCGGCACCCTAAAAACCGGCATTGCGGGCGCCACCCCCGAGCACTTGACAACCGCCATGTCCAAGGTGGACATGGGTGCCGCCAAGGAGTTTCTGACCAGCGCGGGCGTGAAAAAAGGCAGCCCGGACGGTCCGTCCGGCCCGGACGGCCCGGCAGGCGTGGGCGAATCCAAGGGCGACGACTAACCCAAAAAAAAATGCATTCGTTGTGATTTTGTAGGAATGTTTTCATTGGGGGAGGACGGGGGCGGGGGCGGCCGGTGCGGCCGGGGCGGCCGCTGCGGAAGCAGCGAGGGAAGAACCAAAAGACCCAGCAGACCCAGACCCAGACCCCCCGTTGGCCACTGCCAGCACCTGGCTCATGGCCGGCAGCGCGTGTTGCGCGGACAGGAACCCCAGCACCCGCTCCCGCAAGTGGCGCTCCACCATCAAATGGGCCGCGGGTGCCGCAAGGGCGGTCACCGTCACGGTGTACCCCTTGTGGTTGCTGGCCACAATGCCCTTGAGCACCGGGGGCTGCAGCACCTGGTTGCGCAGGGTTTCGTCCAGGGCCACGGTTTCCAGGAACTGGGCCAGCTTGGGGCGCAGCGCTGCCGGGTTCACGTCGTGGGACACCATAAACTCCACGGTGGCCCGCTGGGGCTGCTGCGAAAAGTTGGTCACCATGATGATGTTGCCGTTGGGGATAAAGGTGCGCGCGCCCTGCATGTCCTCCAGGGTGGTGGTGGTCAGGCTGAAGCCCCGCACGATGCCCTTGGTGAAGGTGTTGACCCGGCCGCTGTGGCCATCTCCGCCGCCGCCACCACCGCCCAAGCCGCCGCTGGGCAGGGTGCCCGTCACGTCCAGGGCCACGTAGTCCCCCAGGGACAGCCGGTCCGCGGACAGCAGGGTTAGCCCCGCAATAAAGCTCTTGATGAGGCTTTGGGCTCCCAGGCCAATGACCAGGCTCAGCACCCCCGCGGACACTAGCAGGCCGCGGGCGTCCACCCCGGCCAGCCCCAGCACCACAAACACCAGCACGATGGCCACCCCAAAGTTCAGGGCGGACTTGATGCCCACCAGCAGGGTGTTCAGGCGGGCCACCGCGCGGCAGTCCTCGGGCGTCACGCAGTCCATGGGCCGCGGCACCATGAGCAGGTTCACCGCGGTTAGGATGACGGCCCCCACCGCCAGGGCAATGGCCACGCTGCCCACCCGCCACACCACGGGGTTGGAGGTCCACTTGGGGCCCTTGTAGCCGGTGTAGGCGCCGTAGGGACCACCGCCACCGCCATCAAAGGTTGCCCCCAGCGCGCCGCCGCCGCCGGGGCCCAGCGTTCCCAGCTGCGCACCAATGGTTCCGATGGCAGCCATTGGCCCGCTTTGCTTTCTTATACCCATGGTAAATTTTGCGCCAGGCCCTGCTTGGCCCTGGTTTTACGCCATGCCATCGGCGTCAGAGTCGGCGTCGGCGTCAGAGTCGGCGTCAGAGTCGGCGTCGCGGGAGTGCGGGGCCGGGACCTCGGGAAACTTTGCATCAAGGGGCAGGGGAATACCGTGCCGCAGTTGCACATACAAAACCACGCCGGGGCCCGCTTCTTTGGCCGCTCTCTGCACCGTCATGTCGGCGCCAACGCGGCTCCCCAACACGGTTTTCACGCTCACAAACCCGTTGTAGTGGTCGCCTTCGGGTCCCACCATGCTCGGGAACGGGGAAATGGTACCCATGCTGGGCCGGAACGTTTCGTATATCAGCCGCCCAAACTCCACCCCTTTCATGAACGCCTTGACCACCAAGGTGCCCACAAACACTTGGCCCTCGGTGCACGCAACCACCACCTTGAACGCAAAACCCCGCGGGTCGGGTTTTGGGCACGGCTTCACCTGAAACACGTCGGGGCGGTGCATGAAATTGCCCAGCTCGGGGGCCCTCGGGGCCCTGCGCAACAGCCGCCCAAACAACATGGTGTCCGTGTGGCGGAAAGAAAAACACAGCTCTGCAGACTCCTGCGGGTTGACGTCCAGGGCGGCGTTCACCGCCGCTTGCACGAGGTTTTCGAATGTAAGGGCCCGGGCTTTTTGAGCGCTGTCTTCACGGCGTTGATGCACGCTATCCCGCTTGCTCTTTTTGGACACCGCAGCGTCAAACGTGGCAGCCTGGTCCTTGAACATGGCCTGGCGGCGCTCCAGGGGAGTCATGCGCGCCAAGTCCGGCCGCGAGGACGAGGACGAGGACGAGGGCGGGGCTTTTGCGGCACCACCCCCTCCACCAGCCCCGCTTCCGGTCCCGGCTGCGCTGCCCCACGGCATGGGGAACGGGCTGTACGCACGCCCGCGTCGCAGCCGCGCTTGCTCCTCCCGGCGACGGTGCACGTCGTCCTGCCGCGCCGACCTTGCGCGGAACTTGGTGGACACAACGTGTTGAGCGCCCTTGTAGTTGGCACGGCGTGCCGCAAAGTCTGCCATGGCGTGTACCTCTCAACGCGGGTTGCACGGATGGAGCATTGATTTTTTGGGGGTGTTGCGCCGTCTGCCGTCGGAAAAGACTCTGGTGCAATAGAGCAGCAATCCGCAAATCAATTTGCTATGGCAACACCAGACACCTCCGGCAGCTCCGGCAGCTCCGGCAGCTCCGGCAGCTCCGGCAGCTCCGGCAGCTCCACCACGCCGCTGTACGTGGGGGTCCGCATCCTGCACTTGTCCTTTGGGTTTTTCGACGATGTGATGCCCAAGAAAATGGCGGCCCATGTGGACGGCCTGCGCGCCGCCAACCCCGACTTTGAGGTCCGGATTTGGGGCCCGGTAAACAGCCGTGCGGTGGTGGCCGCGGTGGCGCCCCACAAGGTGCCCCTGTACGACGCCTACCCGTGGGCCATCCAGCGGTCGGACATGTCCCGGTACGCCATCCTGCACGCCCACGGCGGCATGTACGCCGATTTAGATTACAACTTCAACGCGCCGCTGGCCGAGGTGCTGGCGGTGGCCCACGGGCCCGGGGCCGCCGCGTCGGCCTTTGTGAACGAAACCCCCAACGCCACCCTGTTTCGCCGCCGCGCGTCCAACTCGTTCATGGGCTCCCGGTGGCCGGGGCACCCGTTCTGGCTCACGGTGCTGAACGCCACCAACCGCGGGTCGGGGCTGTCGCGCCACGCCAAGGTGCTGTCGTCCGCGGGTCCCCAGGCCGTGGACCGGGCCCTGGTGGCCTGGCGCCGGGGGCCGGGCCAGGCGCCCGGGGCCCCCGTGGTGCGCATGGCCCCCAAGGCGGTGTTCAACCCCTGCAGCATTTGCGACCGCAACGCCATGACCACCTCCACCCGAGACGGCGTGCTGGCGGCCCACGCCAACGGCGGCACCTGGAACTCGTCCCTGTCCCGGTGCTACAACACCCTGGCCTGCGAGTGGCCGTGGGTGCTGACCATCGCCCTGCTGTTCATTGGGTTTGTGGTGGCGCTGGTGTTTGCGGTGAGGCGCGCCCCCCGCGGTCGCCCACCAAAAAATACGTGAAATACGTAGCGTGAAATCCGTGTGACGTGCCACAAAAATATGTGGCCTTCGGTTTCAACACCCAAGGCGGCTGGCTATAATGGCAACGGAGCTTCTCAAGTTTGTTGTGTTTTTGGTAATTAACGAGGAAGACCCGGCGCCTAAACTGATGTCTAGGGCCATGGTGAGGGTAACAAAGGCAGTCACCACTTGGTATGATGTGAAAAGCATGCTCTCGCCACAGCTACCAGAAGACGTTGTGATTGTTGGGTACAACAACCCGGGGCAAAATGCGGTGATAGACACATCACTACTCACTGAGCTTGCACAAATACCCAGTACACCATACGACGCTGCTGCCTCGGTCGCGCTTAAAGCTAAGAGGGAGTACACGGTGTTTGTAAAACCAATCGAAGAGTTTGCTTTTGTAAAAGCAAATTATGTGGCCATACGGCTGGTGGCCTCAAATATGCTCGAGTACACCCCCACTTTGTGGATTAAAAACGACGTTACAGCGTCTCGACTGTGGCGGCATATTGACAAACTGATTCCAAGTGTGACCAAACTGGTCTTCAAGTCCATGTCTCATGAGGGAATTGTTGTGGCACGTGGCGAAATGATTCCACTGGACACTCTTAGGGCGCTTCCGCCACCCAGGTTTGTGAAAGCGATGGTGGGCAGTCCTGTTTTGGAAGTCAAAGTTATCACGGAGCGATTCTCTATGGGTGGGCGGCGGCTGGGGTCCCGGTCCCGGTCCCGGTCCCGGTCCCGGTCCAGGTCCAAACGGACCCGGTCAAAATCCGGGGCAAAACGGCGCCGCAGTGGCAGCCGCCGTGGGCGGGCGAGGCGGGCGGGGCGCCGTTGAAGAATGAATCCGTTACGGCGCTGTGGGTATGTTCCGTGAATGCATTCTTTGCTACAATCAAACGGCACCAACAGATTCAAGTGCAGCGGCAGCAGCCATGGGAACAACTGCAACTGGCGCAGTGGCACGTGCCGCCGTCGAGGGCTTGGTGCTCTCGCTAATCATCAACACACACACCGGAAACATTACAACAAGAACAGCAATGCCCGCAAACGCCACAGTCATGCTTCCGTTGACAACTATCATGATCCACAAAAACTCGCCGTCGTAGTCGCCGCAGGCTGCGCTGTGGGTAATAACAAGCCCAGCCACGCCAATTCCCACCATCGTCGCCACCACCACCAGCAACGCGCATAGCTTGCCGACTGGGCCCGACGCCCAAACAACAGCGGCGATGCAACAGCCACAAAAGCCCCCAATACCATACAGCACGGCAAACACAATGGCCATGACGGTCATGTTGTACTGGCACGTCGTCGCCCCGTCAAGCTTGCCCTCCATGGAAACCGCCACAATCACCAACACAAAGTTGATCAACGCCAGCGAAACACCACCAGAGGTGCCGGAGTTACTGGATTCACGAGGCATGGTCACGGTGGGTGTAAACGGGTTTGTGTGGGATGGCGAGGGTCGGACTCTGTGTAGAGAATTATGTGCAGCTCAAACAAAACGGCCATGAATGGCGTGTCCCTGCCGGTGGTGCTGCTGCCACCCCCCCCCCCCCACGATTCTGGCCAAGGCGGTGGACGTGCTCAAGGAAGCCCAAGACCGGTGCAAGTTCATGTTTATTTGTCACACAGCAGCGGGGGCAACGGGGGCAGCGGAAACTGCAGGAATACCGTTAAAACCAGCAGTGGTGGTTACAGCCGACGGCGCCTCGGCGCTGTTTTTAGGAGTCCAAAACCACGACGGAAACGCCATAGCAATCGCACCAAGGCCCGCAAACACAAGGCTCATGCTTCCATTAATGACAATCATAACCCACAGGAACTCGCCGTGGTAGTCGTCGCAGGCCGCGCCAAGTGTTATTACAAGGCTGACTGTGCCAAGGCCAACCAGCGCTGCAATGACCACCAATGGCCCGCCGCCGCAGCAGCAGCAACAGCAGCCGCTGCTCGACGACACTATGGTGACGACCAGGCAACAAGCACACATGGTTGCAAGACCATACAGCACGGCAAACACAATGGCCATAACGGTCATGTTGTACTGGCATGTAGGGTTTCCTCCGCCAAGCTTGCCCTCCAACACAGCCGCCACAATTAGCAACGTAACGTTGGCCAAAGACAGCATGGCGCCGCACGTGTTGTCGCCAGAGGTTTCGCGGGCCATGGTACTTGGACAGAAGAGTTGTGTGGAAACCAACAAGTCTAGAATTATGTGCAGCTCAAACAAAGCCAATGGAAGGCGTGTCCCTGACCGCCACGCGCATGCGCGCGGGGACCCCCGACACATCCCTGGCGGTGGTGCTGCTGCCGGGGTTGGGGGCCAACGCGCTGGCGTTCCTGCCGGTGTTTGTGGACGCCGTGGGCGCCGCGGTGGGCGCGCAGTGGGTGCTGGCGGTGACGTACGCCACGCCGTTTGGGCCCACGCTGGCCGACACGGCGCGGCAGGTGTGGCAGGGCCTGGCGGCGGCAACGGCCCCGGCCACCGCGCCCGCACTGACAGCCATCACCCGGGTGTTGCTGGTGGGGTACTCTATGGGTGGCATGGTGGCGGCCCACATGGTGACCGCGCCGCCGCTGCCATCCAGCACCGCGCGCTGCCCGGCCCTGGCGGGGGTGGTGTATTTGTGCAGCGCCACCCCCGCCAACGGCGCCCTGCCGGTGCCCACGGGGGAAATGCTGCAGGCGGCGCTGCGCCGCGTGGGCGGCCCGGACGGCCCCACCGCAGCGGCGGTCCGCGGCAGCGCCCGTCTGCGGTCCATGTTCCCGGTGCCGTGGCTGCGCGCGGCGCCCCAGACCACGGTGGTGGACATGACCGCGGCCTTGGCGTCGGGGCGGGTGGACCCTGACACCCGCGCCGCACAGCTGGCTACCATTGCAGTGTTTTTGCTCAGCGGCGGCCCCGGCACGTTTCCAAACAAGGCCCCGGCCCTGGTGCTGCACGGCGCCCACGACCGCATCCTCAAGTTTTCGGCGGCCCAACAAGCGGCCAGCGCCACGCCGGGCGTAACCTTTGTGGCGTTTCCCCACGCGGGCCACGGGCTGCCGTACCAGGACCCCGAGGGTGTGGCCGCCGCCGTGGGCGCGTGGTGGCGGGACGTGGGGGCCTCTGGGAGTGTTTCGGCGGACATTCCCACCCACACCACTGCGGAGCGAAAGCCCGTCACAACCATATACCTGCCCCCCGCGCTGTCATCCATTGTGTACTGCACGGATTGATATGAACGCTTGGGTACAAATGGTGGGGCAACAAATCATCAAAAGTGTGCGATTTGAGCACAGAGGGCCAGAAGCCCCTTATTTTCTTGAGGTCTGGAATGAGCTGCTGGCCCTTGACCGGTGGTCGCCGCTCCGCGCGGCGTGGATTGGAGCAGTTGTTTGCCCACGTCCCCTTTTTCTGACTGGCATCAGGACCGCAGGAAATCACCTCTGAATATACTTCAACTCCCCAAAGTGTCATTCATGCCAGCCGGGAAACGCAAACTGTCGCGGTCGCGGTCGCGGTCCGGGAACTCGCCTGCTGCCAAGTACTGTCGCTGCGTCAGCGCCGTGAAGCGCAAGTCACCCAGCGTCAACCCGTACGCGGTGTGCCACACGTCGGTGCGTGGCGTGGTAGGCAACCCAAAGTGCGGGCGGCGGCGCAGGGCGTCCAAGTCCAAGTCCAAGTCACCCCGGCGGAAAACCCCTGCCAAAGCCAAGTCTCCTCGACGCAAGTCACCCGCGCGCAGCGGCACCCCCACCACCTGGAAAGCCTACCTGGCACGGCAGTGGCGACTGGAGCAAGTCGAGGCGCAGTTGCAGGGCCGCAAGCCGCGGTACTCGGTCGCTCGTCACAAAGCCAGCCAGGGGTGGGTGGTGGACAACCCCGCAACCGGGCCTGCGGCGGCAAGACGCTTGCGAGCCCAGGGCAAGTAAAGTAACAACGTTTGGCGTGCGTTCACGCAGCAATCCAGCCCAATTCCCACCGTTCAGAGGAAAAGAGAACTTCCCCGTTGCCATGTGTGTCATTCCCACGGAAAGCGGGGAGCCCGCCGCCACCCATTTGTACACCGCGCCGGTGCAGTGCGACGGCGAGGACTGCACCCTGCTGGTGTACGTGAACAACCTGGTTGTGGATGCCGCCCGCGGGCCGGCCCTCATGATTGTGCCCATCCCCAACCCCACCGGCACCGACCGATTCCACTTGGTGGACTACGCGGCCGTGAAGCCCTGGTGCGCCGCCGTGGAGGAAGCCGCCAAAATTGACTACTCCAGAACGTTTGGAGCCAAAAACGCCGCCATGTACGACGACGACGACGCCCCCAAGCTGGCGGTGCACACCGTGGGCAACTACGCCATCAGTGTGGCGCCCAACCTGGAGGCGCTGCACCGGCGCATTGACTGGACCCGGTTCCGGCGCCCCGCGGATTTGGACCGCCGCCTGGCCATTTTGTCGGACACCAAGACCATGCCCTGTGACGGCGCCGCGGCGTTTGTGGTGGCCGAGGCCACCACGACGGTGATCCAGGACGGGTTTGGGGTCATTTACCCGGGCCTGCACGCCTACTGGCCCACGTGCCACGAGGGCAAGGCCGGCGAGCCCACCGAGTTTGACGTGCGGTGCTACGGCGTGAACATGAAGTGCGGGCCGGGCGCAGACGCACCGTGCAGCCGCAAGAAAATGGCGCCCGTGGATGCCGCCCTGCGCGGCGCCATCCCTTGCGTTGCCACCGACACGGGTGCCGCAACGATGGCCACCCCCCTGCCGGCCCAGTTTGTGTCCAGGGTTAGTTTCAAGGGCTTGTACGCCAACGAGAACTTGTTTGGCACCGCGTTCCGGCCCTTTGCAGTGCCCAGCCTTGTTGGCAGCATGTTTGGCAGGGCTCCAAGCCTCGAGGAAACCATCCACCGAGCGCTGGCGGCCGCACCCGAGCACACCGGACGGTTTCCTGTGAAGCCCTTTCGTCGCGCCCACGAAGACCCCTACTCCAGCGACTGGTGAAAAAACCCACCGTTGCTTGTTCGTGAGTTGCACACAAAATGAACCCTTCACACCGAACAGTCAAAGGGTGGAAAAAGAAAACACGGTCGCAATATACGGCGCGAACAAGCACAGCTCAGGCCCGTTGCCACGCCGTAACACCGTCAAAAGCGCCTTTGTGGAAGGCACCACGCGGTTGTCTTTCAAAAGCACTTGTAGCACTTCCAAACATGGGGACGGCTCCAGCGCAACTGCGTCAAGCACCTCGGAGCATGCCTGTGTGGTGATGTGCGGACACAGCTCCAGCAATGCTTCCACACAGAACGGGGTCTTGCAATACATGGCGGCCGTTCTCAGTGCCGTCTCAGCAAGCTCCACAGATGGCATCCAGCCCAGCTCGGGAGCCAGCAGCACTCGCACACAGCGACCGTCAAAGTTGTGCTTAACAAAGTGCACAAGCGCCTTGCCAGGCATCGCTCGGGAATCGGCCAGCAGCTTTGCAATGGATTGGCTGTGCTTGCTGTTGGTCAGGGAGCTGGCCACAAAACCAGTAATCGCCTGCTCCAGAGCTCGCGTTGCGTCACGGGGCGTTATTTGGGGGCAGCCCCACAACAACGCCTCCACGCAAAGTGGGTGTGCGCGCTGCGCAGCGTCGCACAAGGCCTTCCCCGCAGCCCCGGCGCCGGGGACCCACTTGGATGGGTTGGCTGTGAGCACCCGCACCGAGTCCACGCACCCAGAGGCGGCAGCAAGCTCCAACCATTGGTTCATGACGCGATCAAACAACGCCTGGGGACCGTCAATCAACACATCGATCGGTTCCAAATAGTGCACGCTCTTGTAGTCGCGGCAAGAGTTTTCCACGGTGGTTTTCACTTGGAACCCGGACATGGCAAACAAGACAGGGTGAAGTTTGTGGGGAAATGACTGGTAAAATTGTAATAATTTGCCGCATCGTGCATTTCCAAACTACAGCGACACGGCAGGGTTGACTGGCGGAACCGCGAATTCGGCCGTCAGGGCGGTCACAAAGTGCGGCGCAAACGCGCGCATTTCCGCGCAGGCGCCGCGTTTGGCCACCGCAATCAGGGTTTGCTTAGACGGCACCGCACGGCCGTCTTCCAACAGCGTCTCCACCACCTCCACCCTGCTGGCGGCGCAGCAAGACTCTTGCACCACGGTGTCCAGCACGCGGGAGCAAGCCTGTGCGGTGATATGCGGGCACAGTTTCAACATTGTTTCGGTGCAAGGCTTGTTGTTGTTGACAACCGCTGCGGCATGCAGCGCCGCCTCTGCAACCTCCACGGTTGGCACCCACCCTGACTCTGGTGCCAACAACACGCGCACTCCCGCCCAGTAACCAACAATCTTGAAGCTGTCATCGTCGTCGTCCCCGTCGTCCTCGTTGTCCTCGCCCTCGTTAATATATTCCATTAGGACTTGCACGGGGTCCGCGCGGCCGTCCTGCACCAGCCTTGCAACAATACGCTTGGCATCGTCAAGGTCAAAATCGGAAGAGGCCCTGTCAACCGCAAAACTCAAGGCTTCCGTGAAGCCGCCGGGTGATATCATTGGACAGGTCCGCATCAGCTCCTCCACACACCGTAGATGTGCGTTTATGGCAGCTCTGTTCAGCGCCCGATTAGCCACTTGCGTCGACGGCGTCCACATATCAGGTACCGACAACATCATTTGCACCATGTCCAGCTTTCCCTGGAACGCAGCGTTTTGGAAACACGCCGCCAGCGCGTCGTCGTACATCTTTTGTGGGCCGGCGGCAACAATCGCCCGCACCGCCTCTGGGTCCGCAAGGTGCAGCTCGCAGCTTTCGCCGTGCGGCGGTTTGAGCGTGACATGGACCTCCATGGGTCAATGGTTTGTGATATTTGGAGGTTGCCCCACAGCAACAACAACGCCTTTACGCAAAGTGTGTTTTGTGAGCTCCAGCCGGCGGCATGGTTTTTTTTAAATGAATGAAACAAACAACGTGCAGAGATGGGTGCCGTGCCGTCATCCTCCAATCATTGCGTTGCTACCAAATATGCGGCGCCGGTTGGTTTTGGGAGTCGCAAAAGCACACGCATGCATGGCCGCACCCCGGCATTAGATTTAATACCTTTTAACACGGTGATTGGAGTGGGTGGGTTTGGGAAAGTTGTGCGCCATGACGTGGACTCAACTGTCGTTAAGCTGTACTATTCCACTGGCACCTGTGCCGAGTCGGCAAAAGAATTTGGCATGCTAAAGCAAGCTTTTGACGCCGTTGCGCCCTTTGTCGCGACCAAACAAGTGTATGTGCCGCGCCCCATTGCGTTTGCCAATTTGCCACACGCCTGGCACAACGAGTCGTTTTCTTGCGTGCTGGAACTGGGGTTGCTTGGACCGGTGCCGGGCTTCCGAAGCATTGTGCACATTGTGCTGAAAGAAGACTACAAAGGCATGGTAGACCGGGACATTGGGAAGAACCCGGCCAAACCAGTGTCGGACAAAAACCCGGCTCGCGGGTTTTTTGCAACGGGTTCTTTGCTGGACTCTAGTGTTCTGCCGGGCATTGATTTGAGCACCAAGGGCGCCCTGCGCACATCCCACGATGTTGCCCGCCGATTTGGGTTCCTGTACGGCATGCTGGTTGGGGTGGCGGCCATGTACCCCTTTGACGTAGAGTTTGCTTTGGGCATTGTTGACGACCAGCTGCATGTGGTGGCGCTGGATTTTAATTTGGCTAAAGTCATTCCCGAGGGAAGTGACCCGGCTGCTGTCGCGTATGGGCTTGTAAATGGCTTGGACGGAGTTGCTGGGGCGTACTCGGATTTGTATGTTCCGTATCCAGACGACCCCACGTGGCCAGACTGGAGAGCGGGAGTGCAAGAGGCCGCTGCAGTCGCGTCGCCGGCCGCAGCGACAATCCTGGACGCGTTTTTGGAAGAATACGAAAGCACTTGACCGCGTTTCCGTACCACCTTGCTCTCGTCTTTGTTCTCGGCCTACATGGGGTACATGGCCATGGTTGCGGGGGGTGGGATGGAGTGCGGAATGATGGGCGCGGACCCGCCCAGCATGGGGTGCCCGCTAAACCGCGCCGAGGCAGACCGGGAGCGCGCGGCACGGCGCCGTGGCCCCGCCCCGCCACCGCCAAACCCACCACCGGCACCACCAGCCGCCACCGCGGCGCCAATGGCCCGCCCCACACCACGGCCCCCGCCACCAAACACGGGCGCGGGCCCACGACGCACCATGATTTGGTTGGCCGCCCCGCCGTCACCCCGGCCCGTGGGGCGCAGCAGCTGCGCCCGGGGCACCATCAGGCCCTTGGCCACCGCCACCGCGTTGGCGATGGCCATGACCTGGCTGGGGGCCCGCTTGAAGTACGTGTAGTGCAGGCGCCAAAACACGTCGGACCCCACCCGGAACCGCGGCAGGTCGTGCTGCGCCTTGCAGTAGAAAATGAAGGGCCGCTTTTCGGTCTGGGCCTTGGGGTCAAACACCAGGCACTCGTGGGCGTTCAGGGAGTCAAACGCCGCGCGGCACTCCTCCTGGGTGCGGAACGCGCCGCTCAGCAGGTTTTGGTACACGGTTTTGAACACCTCGTCGTTGGGGGGCGGGAACACCACAATGAGGTCCAAGTTGCCGCGCATGGACTTGGGGAAGTCCGGCGCGTGCTGGGTGCAGTTCATGAAAAAGAACTTGTTGTGGCGGCCGTTCATAATGACGTTCCGCATGCTCTTGTTGCGCATGGTTTTGGCGTCGTACATGCAGTCGTCCAGGATGATGCCCACCCGGCGCAGGCGCTCCTTCCCCACCTCGGGGGCCAGCTTGATCTGGCAGTCCACAATGGAGTTCAGGCGGTCAATCTCAAAGTCGTACACAAAGGAGCTGGGCAGGAACTGCCGGAAGTCGTCCCGCACGTCCGCGCTGGGGCACATGAGCACCGCCACATCCAGCTTGTTGCGCATGGCGTACATGACGTTGCGCATGAACGTGGTTTTGCCGCTGCCGCGCTTGCCCGTGATCAGCACCGTGGCGTCGGCTTGGATGTTGTCCAGGTCGTAGAACGGCATTTCCAGGGACTGCACCACGCCCGGCAGGGACACGGCGTCGCACGTGGGCAGCACCGCCGCGTTTTTGGGCTTGAAGGACCGTCGCGTGTCCCGGTCGTCCCGGTCGTCCCGGTCATCGTCGTCCGCGTTGTAGTTTTCGTTGTAGTCGTCGTCGCGGTATTGGTGGGACTCCTGGCCCTCGTCGTCCGACATGTGCACGGGTTGGTTTATTGGGCGATACACACACAAAAAGCCCGGTGGGCCGCCGTCGCGGCCGTTGCGGCCGGCGCGGACGCCGCACCAGGGAATTCTGGCGCCCTGCTCAAAGTAACACGGCGGGGCTTCACGGGTCCTCACGGTTCCTCACGGTTCCTCACGGTTTTCCATGGACCCCCAAACCCAAGTGGTGCTCATGTACCTGCGGCAGACCTGCCCCAGGTGCGCAGAACAAATGGCAGAGGTGAACGCCGCGCGACTGACGCCAGCCCAGCGCCTGCGACTGCTGTGCGTGGAAATTGGCACCTTTAAGGTGTCCACGGACCAGCTGCAGCGCAACGGCGTCACCGGGGTACCCACGTCCCTGTTGCTAGGCCCAGACAACACCGTGCTGCAAACGTACTCAGGGGTCATGGACAGGTTTACATTGGCGAGGTGGCTGGGGACAGAGGCCACGCAGGCCACGGAGCCGGGTTTTACGCCCGAAATGCCGGAGGAAGAACCGGGTTTTGTGCATTCAGAACCCATGTAACCGTTTCCCCCCGGCCGCGCAACAAAGGCTCCCCACACTTTTCTTTCCCCACAGTCCCGCGTGATGCTGGAGCCGCACTGCTTTCATTTGCTAAAGCCAGGCCCTGGCGAGGCTCTTGCACAAACTCAGGAGCAAACCCACTGGTTCGAGGTGCCAGCAGTCCCAGCAGTGCGAGCGGTCGTAGCCGCCAGCCCCGCCCCAGCTGGCAGCCCCGCCCCAGCTGGCAGCCCCGCCCCAGCCGCTAGCCCCGCGCCAGCCGCCGGCCCCGCCCCAGCCGCCAGCCCGCCGTCAGTTTTGGCAGTGTTTTCCCCTGTCGCGCCTGCACCATACCGCCTGTCTTGGCAACGCGCATGCAAGGCGTTTCCGGCGGTACGCGGAAACGTGCCGCTGGAGCTGTTTGCCAGGCCGGCGGACGGTGCCCTGGACATTAGCTCGAGCTTGCCCGCGGTGGCGGCGGATTTGCAATCCGCAAAAGTACTGGCCGTGGGGTCGGTGAGCGCTGCGGTGTCTGCGCGTGTGGACAACGAACCCGCGGTTGTGCTGTACACCATGGGACGGTTTGCCGTGAATTGTCTGGAGGTTGCGGCGTACATTCGCCATGCCCGTGCGGAGCGGGCCTCCAATCCCGATGTAGCGTTGTGCACCTCGGTGTTTGACACCGTGTTGGGCGTCACGACGCAGCTGCCCAAGCCCTGCAAGGCAAGCCACCGCAAGCACCTGGGGACAGCCAGCAGTGTGCTGCGGGCGTTGGCAAACGCAGCAGAGGCCGCGGCTGGGGGTGGGGCGGATGGTACCGGTGCCGGTGCCGCATTCTTGGTGATGCGCCGCGTAGCCATGATTGACGGTGCGGATGTAAGAAGGCAAATATGGGCGGGGCTGGCGCTGTGCGGGGCTGCCCACGAGCTAAGGCTGCACCACGGCGACGTCACCATTGGAAACTTTGGAACGTTGAACAGCGCCGACGGCGGCGGGGCCGGCTTCCCGCGAGCCCTAGACTTTGAGCTGTGCACGTGGCAGGAGCGGCCCGCGGGGGCGTTGGCCCGTGCACTTGGGCCAGAGTCGGTGGTACGACATCGCATGGTGCTGGACACCGCGGTGTGGTTTGACAGCAAAACTGGCCGGGTGGAGGTGTGCACGGCGGGGGGCGCCCCCATAAATGTGGCGGCTTTGATGGGTGCAACGTTCATACCCGGGTGGGACCTGGCGTATTTTGCCGCAGGGATGGCCGTGTTGCACGGCGCAAATCACCCACGAGTGGCTTCCCTGCTGGAGGCGGTGTTTGGGGACGTGTCCAGTGCCGCGCTTGCGGAATCCACCGCGCCGGTAATAAAGTGCAGCCCGCGAACCCTCACCCCTGTGCGCGTGCTGCACTGTTTGTTCAAGTACCAAACCCCAGGGGCCCGCGACGCGGTGCGGCACTTTGTGCACCCTGATGCCATGGCGCGCGCGCTTGCGGCTGCAACATGGACGAGCGAATGAATGCACGGATCATGTATTTTGCATTACGGAAGGAGCACCTCGGCCGTGACCACATGGAACTTTATGGGGGAAAACACGGTGCTGTACGCAACGCCCAGCCCCAGGGGGACGGGAAAATCGGCCAACGCATCCACGGAAGCGGCTTGCGTGGTTACCACGGGTGGCTTGTTCAAATAAGGCGCCACCACGACCGTGCCCAGCTCCAGCAGAAGCTCCGGGCGCGTGCCGTCGTTCTTGACGACTACCAGCGATTCCTGGGTTCCAAAGGTGGTGGAAAGAAACGGCGCAACAGGATTAGGGCCGCCAACAGTGTAGTCAATTTGCAGCGGGTACGCGCCGCAGTTGGTCAGCGACGCGGGGTCGGTGCTGGTGTCACTGAAGGGGAAAAAGAAGGAGCCGAAAAGAGGGACACCAATCGCAGGCGGCACCGCCGTGGAAATAAAGGCGTAGAAACGGTTGGGGTCGATTGGGCCCGACGGCGGGAACCACCACCTTAGCGGCACATAGGCGGGAGTCGTGTCGCTCTCTGCGTGGGCAGGCCAAATGGAAAGCGTGGCTTCGCCGTCTTCGCAAGTGTACCGGAAGGAAGCAGGCACCGCGGTGTCCACGGTAACCGGCACCGCCTTTAGGAAACGGCCAGCCCCAGGGAGTTCGGGATTTACCACCAGCACCAGCGCTTGCCCCGCGGTGCATGCGGTGCCGAGGATCACGCCCTGCACCCCCAGCAACAGGTCGTCGCAGGGGTTCAGGGGCGGCATGTCGCAGGGCACGCACGGGATGGGGCACACGGGCGTCGGGGTCGGGGCGTCACACATGTGCACAGTATGTGGAGGGTGCTGACAGCTTACAGGTCTGTGTGCGAATAAAATTCGCGGTGCCGCGTCAAGCCTCCGTGACACGGGCGCTCAAGTGCACCGTGTGGGACTTTTGCGGGGAGTTTGCCAGGGTCCACTGGCGGGGCACAAACACCAAACACGGTGCCGGCAACAACAGCTTGGCGGCCGCAAGACCACCCGCGTCTGCTGCGTTATCTGTCGGCGGGCACGCAATCATGGCCCCCGTCATTACAAACACCACCCGGTCAAAGATCGCCAGGGCGTCGTTTGGGGTTTTGCGCCACTGGTTGTCCGCAAACCACGGCCACGAGGAGGAGCGCACGGCCTTGCACCCAAACACGCGCCGTAACAGCGTGGCAAGTGTTGGGGCCACGGCCGGGGCGGCCCACCACGTGCCCGTAGCGTTGTGAAATGCCGCGGTGACTTCCTGCACCGGCGCGCACACAAACACCGGTGCGCCCGGCAAAACACCCCCTGCTGGGACCGAGGGCGCCGCAGCGGGAACGACGCGGCGGGATGACCTGGCTTGGGTACCCAAAGCTGCTTTGTCGCCGCGGCACGCGTCGGCCACCAGGGTCCACGAACACCGCCGCCACCGGGCTTCCGGTGCGGCGGCTGTGCCGCAGACCGCGCCCATGACGACGCGCCCGAACAGGCTTGCAAACACTCTTGTCACAAACCCTGTGGCTTGGGCCGTGAACGTGCGGCGGCGGAAAGGGGAAAGAAAGTCTTTATGAGTGCCACTGGTGCCACTGGTGCCACTGGTGGTGCTTGGGGAGCAGCTGCCGCCGCGCCGGCGCACGCAACGTCCCTGGCCGAGTTTTGGTACCGCCGGGCCATGGTGGTGCGGGCCGCCGCGGTACGGGCCCATCGCCCGGCTAATTTCAACGACCGTGTGGTGTGCAAATACTGGCTCAAGGGGCGCTGCTCCATGGAGGAGTCGTGCTCGTGGCTGCACGTCATGGACCACCGCAAGATCCCCATGTGTGGCTACGCGGTGCTGCGCCAACCGTGCCCCGACGGCGACCAGTGCGTGTACCGTCACGAGTGACTTTGCTGGGTACATGTAATTGAAATTGCATTGCCAGTCACAATCCATCCATGCAGTGCGTGGTCATTGCCGCTGCGACCGCAGACGGTGGCATTGGGCACAAGGGTGCCCTGCCATGGCCGCCGCTTGACGGCGAGCTGCCGTACTTCAGCGCCGTCACCACCAATACTATGGTGCCCGGCGCCCGCAACGCGGTCATCATGGGCCGCAAAACTTGGGAGAGCCTGCCGGCGTCCTCTCGGCCGCTGCGGCAGCGGCTAAACATTGTGGTGACATCAACCCCGGCAAGTGTGCACATCCCGAACGATTCGGTGCCCGGTCGACCCCCCACACCGGTGTTGGTGGTAACGTCCCTGCCCGATGCGCTGGCCGCGGCAGACGACGCGGGTGTGGAACGCGCGTTTGTCATTGGTGGCGCGCGGCTATACGAAGAGGCCATGCTGCTGCCAGGGGTGCGCCTGCTGCTAACGCGGGTGCACTGGCACGGGCCCTGCGACGTGGTGGTACCCGGGTTTGGCGACGCGGCGATTGCCGTTCACTGGGAGCAGCTGTCGCACCACGTCAAGGCGGCCGAGACGTCCACCACGCCGTCACACGGGCCCAGTTACACGGTCATGTATCTGCGCCGGAAGCGCGGGGTGTCAGCCGGGACCGAGACCGGGACCGCGACCGGGACCGCCGTTTTGGCGAGGTTTGTTGCCGCGACACAGCCAACCGAGGAGGACTGGTGCAGGCTAGCCACCTCACGGCTCGAGGTGGACTTAATGGCGCCGGCTGTGCACGCCCAACACCCCGAATCCCAGTACCTGCAGCTGGTGGGCGCGGTGCTGGACCGCGGCGAGCCCCGGGCGGACCGCACCGCGGTGGGCACCCGCGCCCTGTTTGCCTCCAAGCTGAATTTGCTCGAGTTTCCGCTAGACGGCAACCAGTGGCCGCTGCTGACCACCAAGCGCATGGCGTGGAAGAGCATAGTGGAGGAGCTGCTGTGGTTCCTGCACGGGTGCACCGATTCCAAGGTGCTGGAGGCCCGCGGCGTGCGCATATGGAGCGGTAACGGCTCTCGGGAGTTCCTGGACGCCCGGGGTCTGGTGCACAACCGCGACGGCGACCTGGGGCCGGTGTACGGCTTCCAGTGGCGGCATTTTGGGGCGAAGTACATTACTGCGGACGCCGACTACACGGGCCACGGCGTGGACCAAGTGGCCGCCTTGGTGGACGGCCTGCGTCGGGACCCCGCGGGCCGTCGCCACATCCTCAGCGCGTGGAACCCGGCGGACTTGCCCAAAATGGCCCTGCCACCGTGCCACATGCTCAGCCAGTTTTGGGTGGGGGCCGACGGCTTGCACTGCATGATGATTCAACGCAGCGGGGACTTGGGGCTGGGTGTGCCCTTTAACGTTGCGTCGTACGCGCTGCTGACGCGGCTGGTGGCGGCTGCGGTGGGTGTCCGCGCCGCGCGCTTGAGCATCATGATTGGGGACGCCCACGTGTACAACAACCACGTGGACGCGTTGCGCACGCAGCTGGGTCGTGACCCGCACTCGTTCCCTGTGTTGGAGCTGCACCCGCCCGCAGACGCGGTGAACCCAGACGGCACGGTGCCCATTTTGGCGTGGCGCGCGGAGCACATACGGGTGGTGGGATACACATCGCACGGCCCCCTGCCCATGCCCATGGCGGTGTGAAATGCAAGGGAAACATGTATTCAATGCCGTGCATTTTACAAAGCCCGCAGTGCGGCAGCGGCCACGTGGTTGGCGGCGTGGGCGGTGAGGGGCATTACGGGCACCACAGGCCTCAACCCGGGCGTGGGGTTGGGGGCCGGCGGGTTAAAGGGGCCGGGCATGGGGTTGGGGGCCGGCGGGTTGAAGGGCGGCAGCACGCTGCTTACGTAAAACAGGGGGTTGCGTGGCGACATCATGGTACCCTTGTGTGTCCGTTTGCATGTTCCTTGGTGGTCAAAAAACTTGGTGGTATCTCCACGGTCAGCGAAACAGGTCCAGGGTTCATTTCACATGTTGAACCCGTCGGGCATATGGGAGCTGGTGGACGGCAGCAGGGGCGCAAACGCGGGCTGCTGGGGGAAACGGGTGGTGGAAGTGCCACCGCCACCGCCTCCGCCGCCGCCTCCGTAATCGTAGCCGCCGTAGGCGGGGCCAGGGGCGCCGTAGTTGTCGCCGTAGTTTGCACGGCCACCTCGGAGGGCTGCCCCAGCCTGCAGCCCCTGGCCCAGGCCCTGGCCCCGTAGCTGGGCTTCTGCTTTCTTTAGGCGGCTCCACCCCAGACCGGCCACCACCGCCAGCGCAATGGCCACCAGCAGCACAATGATGAGCACGGCCGTCATGGCAGCGCCGCTTCCGCCGCCGCCACTGCTGCTGGTGGTGGAGGCGTTGCAGGAGCCGCCGCCAGTGGCCCCGGTCCCGGTCCCGCTTCGCAGCCGCGCGCGCTGCAGCACCGTGGACACGTCGTTGGGGGTGCCACGGGTGCCGTCCGCGGTGGCGTGGGCCTGCAGGGCCGGCGTGGCGCTGCGCTGCAGCGTGGCCTGGGCAATGGAGTACAAGTCCACCACGGTGCTGACGTCCCCAATTTGGTCCGCAAGCTGGCGCACACACTGCAGGAAATGCTGCTGTAGCGCGGGGGACGCGGTGGCCATGGCCCGGGACACCGCCGCGGAGCTCACCCCGGGGGCTCCAGACCCAAACCCCGACCCCGACCCCGACCCCCGGCCCCCCAGCCGCTGCAGGGCCTGCTTGGCTTCCGGCAGCTGGGCCGGCGACGGCGTGGACGCCCACACGGCGTCAAAGTTCAGGCCCGGGTTGGCGGCTGCTGCGGCCGCCGCTGCCAGGAACCGCACAATGTCGAAAATCACCACGCCCGTGGGGCCGCCGCCGCCACCGCCGCCGCCGCCCGCTTGGCCCTGGGGTTGGCCCTGGAGTTGGCCCTGGGGTTGGTGAGCTTGGGGTTGGTGAGCTTGGGGTCCCTGGCCGTATGGCGGCACGGGGGGAATCCCGCCGCCGCCGCCACCGCCACCGCCGCCGCCTCCGCCGCCAAACACGTCATCCAGCATGTTGTCGGGAATGTCGGCCATGTTGGGGCGAACGAAGCAAACAGGATTACCATACTGGGTCAAGTAAATGGCGGGTCCGCGGGCCCTCACCGCACCCCGCCGTCTGGAAAAATGTATGGTGCAGGTGTTTAATCCCCTCCCCACCCGCGGCATGGCGTCCTCGGGGTCAGTGACCCTGGCGGAGCTGGCGGTGTTGCCGTCCCTGACCATCCAAAGCTGGATGCCAACCGATTTGGTGGTGCGTGTGATGCAGCCCAACTACTACTACAACGGCACCATTTCCACGGGCAACGGCTCGTCCGGCATCCCTGGCTGGGTGAATAGGTTTCACACCACCACGGCAGCGCCGTTCACGGACCAGCGTGTGGACATGGCGGGGGTGGGCACAGCACCCACGAGCCCCACCACTGTCACCATTTCCGTGGCCCCGCAACTGTACAAGCTAAACAACGAGGGCAACCCATACTCGGTGAATGTGTTGACCCGGCCCTCCCTCCCTTCCCCCGCCGTTGCGCCGCATGTGGCTCCGTACATGACGCTGGAGTACGAGGGCGCGTTTTACCAGTACACTTCTACCAACGGGCCACTGTATACGTTTACGAAAAGTGCATTGTCCGGCACTGGTTCCGCCCCGCCTTTAATTTACGGCGTCATGCTGCCGTCCACAGGTAGCATACCTCCCACTGCTCCTGGCACGCTTCCGCCCACCGGGACTCCCGTGCCGTTTACTCCCGCAATCTTGCAGTTTGTCCCGCAGCAGCTCAACCCCGCCACTCTGGTGTTGCAAAACAACACGCCGTATGTGCTAACTGTAAGTCCCCCTGGGGGGTCGGTGGTGTCCGTTCCGAGTGGTGGTCAAACAAACTTGGCGGGGCTGCCGTTGGCGTCTGTACAGGTGGCAGCCACACAGGTTCCACTGCCCCCCGTGCCACCTGGGGGGTCAAGAAGCCCGCCGGCACCCACAACCCCCACAGTTGTCACTGGCTTTACGTCCACAGCTGCCCTGGTCACCGCGGGCGTTGCGTGCTCGCTGACATTTGAGCCTATTTGGCCCACAGGAGGCCGTGTGCCTGAAGGCACCGCCTTTGATGTGCGTATGACGGCCAACGGCACCACCGGTGTTGTGACGGCCGAGGTATTTTGGCAGGGGTCCAGTGGGGGTGTGCTTTTCAACGTCAGCAACAGCACCCCGGTTCCTGTGACGCTGACCGCCGCGTACCCGGTCCCATCGGGGCCCGCCGCAGTCGGCGCCTTTCAGGTTATATCCTCAGACACCGACCCAAGCCTGGTCACAGGGACGTATACACTAAGCTTGGTGTTGCAGCCTTTCACCGTGCTGGGGATTTGCATGACCGATGCATGGCAGCCGGGGCCTAGCTACCTGCAAAACTACCTGATCACAGCCAACGCGAACGGGGCTGCCGCCCAAGCGGTAACCATGCCCCCACTGGGCACCACCTTCCCGCAGGCAGCAGCCGCCACCGGGGCGGCAAGCAGTACATCCCCGTGGACAACAAGCGGCAGTTCTATCAGCAGCTTTTGCGGGAACTGGTGGCCGGGCACCCCTGCTGCAGTCCCCTACCAATTTGTTGACTACCTCATGGCAGCGTCTGTGTTCAAAATCGCCAATCCAGTGCTGCCCACGCTGCGCCAGGCCATGGCGCAGTGGTCCTTGCTGCTGACCACCACACCGCTGATTGTGTTGCAGGCCAGTGGTAGCGTGCCCCTGTCGCTGCAGGGGTCCATCACGCCAAGCGTGCCCGTGCCGGGGTTCCCTCCCGAGTTGGTGGTGCCCGTGCCCAACACGTACCTGCCGGGGGGCGGCGCCGCCAACGCGCCCGCTTCAGCCCCGCAGCCAGGGTCGCCGCCGCAACCCATAACCACCGCTGCGCCGCTGCCGCTGCTGAACGTGGACGGGGGGTTTGTGGTCAAGATTGTGTCCGGGACCAATGGGGCGCCGCTGCCCGTGTTCACCTCCCCTTTGGACGGCGGCGTGGCCAACCGGTGGCAGCCCGACAGTGACTACGGCGCCCTGACTTTTTTCTTGCCAGCGTTTGTGCAAAAAGCCACAGCCCCTGCAATTCCTTTCAGCACCGACAACAACGGCGCCGTGAATGTGTACACCGCGCAAGCAGCAGGCACCTCGGGTGCCACGCAGGTGGTGTTTATTTCCCTGGGGGCTGCGTCCATTGTGTTGCCCGTGTGGGTAACGGTCACCACCGCATGGCGAGTGGTGCTGAACGTGTCGTACGCGGTGCCTGCAGACAGCGTCGGGAACGGCGAGCAGTACTTGCAAAACGTGTGTGGCGGGAACGGGTTCACCGACTGCCGCCCCATTTCCGGGCGGCCCCAAACCTCCTGCCTGGGGTACTTTGACAACACCGTGGGGCCCCTGTGCCAAGCCATTGTGCTGGACAGCGCCAGCGGGCCTGACACGGACTACGTGGCTGCGTTCAACGCAATCAACATCAACTACTGCGGTGGGCCGGGAAGCCCGGGGCCGGGGTGGTCCACGGACGCGTGCGCGTGCCTGGCGGTGAACGGCAGCGGGAAGCTGGCCTCCCCCACGCGGTGGGCCCTGCCCGGCGCGGGCGAGTCCTCCATCAGCTTCCCCGACTACGTGGCCAAGTACAACGCGCAGGGGTTTGGGACCATGCCCGCGCTGATGACCAACCCCGTGTACGCGCCGTGCTGGTGGCCGCCGTGCACGGGCGCCACTCCGGCCTTGGTGCCGCTGGCCAGCACCCGGGGCGGCAGCGCCGCCTGCACAGGCACCGTCACCAATTGCTTTGGCGCCGTGAATTCCGTTATTACCGACAAAACCAGCAAAACCACGGAAGTTGTAAACAATGCGTGCAGCCCCCCGGCCACGCCCGGCGGCAACGCCGGAGGCGGCGGCGGCAAAGGTGTTGGCCTGGGCGGCACCAGGGCTCGGGCCGTGACACCCAACACCATCGGGGACCCCCCAACCACATGGAAAACCCCGGGCGCCATTGCCGGCATTGTCATTGGGTGCGTGGTGGTGGTGATTGCGGTGGCACTTGTCGTGTACTACAACAAGCGCGGGTTTGTGAAGAAGTAATAGCGGGTGTGCGGGGTTCCTTCCTCCCAAATGAACCAAACCGTGGAATCCCCTTCCCCCCTTTTCCTTTTCTTTTGTTTGTCGGAGTTTGTGAGGGTGCCTCACAACTTGCGTTGCGACGCCCAAAGCGAGGGAGGCCCAGAATGCAAAGCGGAGCGTTTGGTGGTGGCGGCAGCGGCGCGTCTGCCGCGCGTGGGCCTGTGCACCCGCCATGCTGGCAAGCGGGCGTGGTGTTTTTTGGGGCCGAAACGCGTGGCAAGGCCCCCAATATGGTGTCAGACCCCCGCAGCAGCAACATGACTCGGTTCATGTACGGCAACAAGTTTGTGGTGAACCAGCGCCGGGGGCTGGGGCCGCGGGGGCTACCGTTGGCCCCCAGTGTTACGCGGCGAAGCGGCGGTGCGGCCGGGGCTGGAGCCGGCGCGGGTGCAGTTGCAGTTGCAGGTGCTGGTGCCGGCACGGGCGCAGGCGCAGCTGCAGGTGGTGCCGAGGGTGGCGGTGAGGCCCCCGGGGAGTCCGTGCCCGCGGCCCCGCTACCGCCCTCCCACTACATGTACGGCGGGTTGCAGGGCCTGGGCACGGTGTGTGTGCCGTGGACGCGGGCAAGCATGTCCGGCCTGTGCACCGCGGTGGTGGAGGACTGGGCCACGGGGGTGCTGTGGACCCTGACCGAAAACAAGCCGCCGGCCCCGGCCCCCATGCGCATGTACTTTGACTTGGACATGCAGTTCGCGACGCTGCAGCAGGTGCAGGCCGCGGAGGACGCGTGGCCTGCCGTGGCAAAAGCCATCATTCAGGAAACCCAGCGGTTTTTCCCGGGGGTGACCGACACCCGGTACCTGCGAGCCCTGGTGCTGGCGTCTGGGGTGCGCAAGTGCGCGGTGCCGGCGTCCAGCCTGCCCCGCCCTGGCAAAGCCGGCCACGGCGCTGCGGGTGGTGGCGGCGGCGGTTGCGGCAGCGGCGCCGGCGCCGGCGGTGGCGCTGGTGGCTCGCTGGCCCCGCAGGGAGCCCTGCTGGCGCAGGCGGGCTTGATTGCCGACGGCGTGGTGGGGCTGGATGCGGTGAAGTCGGGCACGGTGCTGCGAGCCGGGGTGCACTTGGTGTTCCCGGAGCTGTACGTCACGGTGGACCAGGCCCTTATGATTGCCGCTGCGGTGGTGGCGCGCCTGAACCTGGACGGCGTGCCTTGTGGCGCCAAGCCCGACTGGGACGACTGCGTGGACTCGGGCGTGTACCACGAGCGCCGGGGCCTGCGGTGGGCCTGGCAGGTAAAGCACGGCACGTGTGGCGCGTGCGACGGCTCCAAGGCCGGCACCACCGCGCGGCGGTGCGGCACGTGTGACGGCTCCGGGGTGGTGGCTGCGCGGGGAGAGTCCATGTACACGCCGCGGTGCCGGCTGGACAGCCGCGGCGACTTGGTGGCGCTGGAGCTGCGGCACGTCAAGGCCCCCACCGAGGCCCTGCTGCTGGAGGCGTCGGTGCGTGGAGCGGACCCTGTGGCAGCACCCAGCCCGGGGTGGACCCTGTACGCGGGGCACCCCTGCAAGCCCACGCTGCGCATCCGCAACGACACGGTGCAGGTGGTGACGGAGGACGGCGGCGCCAAGGCGCCACGGAACGGCACCTTGCTGGAGCTTGCTGATGCCCGCCGGGCGGTGTTGCAGGCCCTGGTGCGCCGCACCAACTGCATGTACGCCCGGGTGAGCCTCAGCAATGTGTACCACGTGGTGAACGCCAAGGGCCAGCACATGTACCGGGTGTTTGTCAAGGGCCTGGGCGCCACGTTTTGCCAGTTCAAGGAGGCACGGGCCACGGCTTTGGGGGGCGACGGCGACGTGTGCCACCACGCCACCAGCGTCAACTTCAAGGTCACCAGCGACACCATCCGCCAGGAATGCAGGTCGTCCAAGTGCGTGGGGCAAAGCAGTGCCCCCAAGCCGCTGTCCGACGCCGAGAAGCAGGCCTTGTTTGGGATACACGCGGGGTCGCACGCGGGGCTGCACGCGGGAGCAGACGGTGCCGGCGGCGGTGTCGGTGGTGGCGGTGGCGGCGGCGGCGGTGGTGGTGGCGGCGGCGGCGCGGTGGCGGGCGCAAGCTCGGGCGCTGTGGCTGGCCAAACACCGTTCACCACCGCGGTGCAGCACAGCTTGCTGGGCGAAACGGTGTCCGAGGAGCTGAAAGACACCCCGGCCCTGGCGTGTTTGGGCCCGCGCTTTCGCCAAGTGGCGTTGCTGACCACCCTGCGGGAGCAGTACATGGAGCTAACCAGGCGCAAGGCCATGCCCCACGCGTAATGCAAAGTTTGTTTCATTGCCAGAGTTTGCAAGCACTAAACTTACACAGAGGGCGGCAAATCGCCCGGCACCCAGCTGTTGACAGTGCGCACATCCAGCGGGCCTAAATCGTACACCGCGGACACAGTGTACTTGGTCGCGGCTGCAAACACGGTACCGGTGCCCGTGGCCGCACCCACATTTGTGGCCGTAAACATCGTTCCGGCCGCGTTGCTTGCCGCCCCCAACACGGTAAAGTCCGTGGTGCCGGCGGAAATAATACCATACTGCGTGTCGACAACAAGAGCGGTGGCGGCAATAATGCCGTTTAGGGTTTGGTCGCCGCTGGCGGTCAGCCCCGCGGTAATGTACTGCAAGTAGGTAGCAAAAGTGGACATGGACAGGTCCGGCGGGCTGCAAACCCACAGGAACACCTCCTTGAAGCCGTAGTTGACGGCGGCCGCGGCCAGGGTTTGGGTCACGCACACGTCCATGGTGTAAGGTTTAATGGTGGGCGAGGTGGCCTGGGGCACAATCTCCAGCCCAAACCCCAGCTTGTTGCCGTTAATGCCAGGCAGCGCAGGGGACCCGAACGTTCCCGAGCCATCGTAGCCTTCCTTGAACTGCAGCGCAAACGCGGCGGGGTCGTACCGTGTCAGGCACCCCGAGTCGTACAGCATGAGGTTGATGACCCGCACATAGCTGCCTTCTGACAACGTCTTCAGCAAACCATTGCCGCTACCGTCGCCGCCACCCACTTCGGTGTACGCCCCCGCCACCGTCACTGACACGTAATCAGGCAAGGAAGCCAGCATATTTTCCGCCAGGGCGGTAACCACCTTGTCCAGGATGCTGCCAGCAGTGTAGTTGGACGGCACAGACGTGGGCAACTCGTAGTCCACGTCGATGCCGTCGTAGCCCCAGGAGGCAGCCAGGGCGGTGGCGTTTTCAGCCCACGCTGTGATTTGCTCGGGGGTCATGGTGGCAAACGGCGCAAAGTAGTTGGTGATTTGGCAGTAGGACCAGCCCCCCACGGACAGCACAAACGTTGGCTGGAAATCGGGAAAGGACGAGTATGTCGTCCTCAAGGTATTTTTGATCGCAGTGATCCAATAGGTGCCTGGCGGTGTTGCCGCCGCTGTGGCATCGGTAAAAGGCATGGACGTGGCGGGATTGCTGCCACCAGGAGGCACATACAGTGCGTTGGTGCCGTACACGGGGGTGGCGACGCCCGTGGAGGTGTTGTAGGTAAAGTCAATCACCACGCTGGCCAGCAGCGGGTTGGGCGCCATGAACGCAATGTACACCCTTGAAATGGCGGGTGGCTGCCCTGGTGCGGGCACACTGGCTGCAAACAGCGCGAGGATGTTGGCCTCAAAGGACGCGTACGCCGTGTTGGCGCCATCAATCCACCTGCCCGGCCAGTCAATCCAGTTGGGGTAGTAGGTGGCCAGCTCCACGCCGGGGGTCCCCGAGGCAATTGCCAGCGCCGTGGACGGTCGCTGCACCCGACCACTGACGTTCCGGGGTGCCACCGTGGCCCCGCGGGTCAGTGTGCCCACGGCATCTTCCACCTCTGCAAGGCGGGACGAGGTCTGCGCCGCGCGCCGCTCCAGTGTTGTCAACCGGGTTTGAGTGCCAGCAAACATGGTTCTTGGGTTTGCATTTTGTTCCGCACCCTATTTTTTGACTGGCGTGACGGGTAATTGGCTACGTTTATGGCTGTAAAACCCGCCCGCCACCGACAGGCGGCCCGTGTACACGTACGCCGACAGGTCCAACCCTGCGGCGGTGCTGGTGGCGGCAGCGCGGGTGGACTTGCAAATGGCGGCACGCCGGGCAGCGGCGGCTTGCACGTACGCAATCACAAAACACACCGCGTCTGCGGGGTCGTCGGCTTTGGGTGCAAACCGCGTTGCTAAATCCGGCACCAGCAGCGACGCGCGGGCAATGGCTGCTAGCTTGCGCTCCGCGTACGGCAGGCCGTTGGACCCAATGGCCACGTGCATGGTTTGCGGGGCCATGACCACGGCCTTGTCCCTCAAGTGCACCAGCAGGACTTGCTCCACGTCGCGCAGGCCCCCGGGGGGCTGACGCTCAATCACTACCACGTCTGCTTTTGCAAACACGGCTGCCCGCGCCCGCAGGAAATGGGCCACGCAGTCGGCGGCCATGCCACTGTGGTGCAGCGTGCAACCGGCTTCCGTGCAAGTGGACATCAAATTGACTCGTTCCACAGCAGTTATGGTCAAGTCTGTGTAGCTGGCCGTGCATGTGCCCACTGCCATGGCTAGGTTGCGTATGCCCACATCAATTCCAATAACAATTGGCATTCTTCACACCTTCCCACCCTTTCCCTGGGCTTTCCCCTCCCTCCACGGGTTAAAACAATAGTGCCACCGGCAGCCGGAGCTTTTCTACAGCTTGGCCACGCGGAGCTGCACGCTGCTCATGGAAGCCCGCAGCGCATCAATGGAATCCAGGTAGCGGCGGTGAGCCGTCTTGCGGTCCTTGGCCGTTCGCTTGGCGTCGTCAGTGGGAGCAGTGCCTGCACCCGCGCCGGCGCCCGTTCGCCGAACTGGCGCCGCGCCAAACATAAACGCAGGGAGCTCCCGCTCGCGAACGTCTCCGTGCACCTCCCGGTGTTTGGTAAAGAAGTTGGTCAACACCGCCCGCACCGCGTCCCTGTTCTCAAACAGAGCAATGGGCGACGCTGTGGCATCGGTGCAAACCACCGCCGACGCAGCCGTGTCCTCCACCTTGGAGCGGCCAACCTCCAAATACAGCGGACGGCGCAGAAACCGGCCGCACGCAGTCACGCGAAGCGCAGCCTTGGACGGCGCCGTGGCTTGCTTGTAAGGCCCGGAAAACAGCTTGCCCGACTTGGACAGGTTCTGAATCGTGTGAATGGCAGCCCCCACGCGAAAATGCCACTGCTTGCCCACAAACTCCACCGAGTACACCACCACCACGGTGCGCCCGCACTTGGTTTTGAAGTAGAAGTTGCCGCCGTGACGACTTGCCACCGCGTCCAACACACGCTTCATCTCGGCCTCGGACGCTTTAGCAAACAGCTTTGCGGCGGTGGGGGGAGAGGTCGAGGTCAAGGTCGCGGTCGAGGTCGCAGTCGCGGCGTCGGACATTTCTTTGGGGGGTTGGGTTGGTTTGGGTTGTGGTGGTTCCAAGAAATGAACAGGACCGGGTGGTACCGAAAGGTGTTGTGAAAAATAAGTGCTTCCTCTCTGCAAATGCGGGCGGCCCTCCCCTCTCATGCAGCCGCAAACCGACTTGACGGGCGCAACGCGGGGTGACGCGCTGGCCCGCGCGTTGTGGCCCATGTCCCCGGAAAAAATAACAGATTTACTAGTGTCGGGGCCCGGGTGCTGGGGCCCGCTGCAGTGGCGCACGCTGCATTTGCTGGCGTTTTGGTACCCCGTGTCCAACCCCACGCCGCAGCAACAGGACGCGTTCATTGCGTACGTACGGGCGCTGGTGTGGCTGCTGCCGTGTCCCCGGTGCCAGCGCCACTGGGCGGAAACAGTGGCGTCGGACGCCACCCTGCGGGCCGCTACCGCGGGCCAGCAAACGCTGCTGCTGTGGACCATTGACGCCCACAATGCAGTGAACGCGCGGCTGCACAAGCCGGTGCTAAGCTACCAGCAGGCCTTTGAGGCCATAACCGGGCCAGACGCGGCGGCCACGTCCACCGCGGTGTGGGGTCCCCTGCAGTGGAAGGCCCTGCACCAGTTGACGCGGGGGTACCCCCGCACAGACCCCTCCCCCGCCCACAAAGCCGCCCTGGTGAACTACGTGCAGGCCCTGGTGCATTTGCTGCCGTGTCAGCAATGCAGGGAGCACTGGGCCAAGGCTGCCGCCACGGTGGCGGACGCCACCCACTCCCGGTACACCGCCATGAAATGGGCCATTGACACCCACAACGCCGTGAACGCGCGGCTGCACAAGCCCCAGCTGTCGTACGCGCAGGCGGTGCGCGCCATTCAAACTGCGTGCCCCGGGGACGGCACCACCGTGGGGGCGTCTGGGAACAACACGGGGACCGGAAACGGAGCCACCTCTGCCGCCGCCGGCATGCCGGCCTGGGAGGCTGGGGTCATTGCGGCAGGTGTGTTGGTGGCGGTGGCCGCGGCCATTGTGACTGGTGTCATTGTGGCGAGGCGCCGCAAACAAAACAGAGCAGTATAATTTATTGAATGTATACATACATTGTACCTACACGGACAAGGGGGGCGACGCAATCGAATAGGCGGGAGAGGTGGGCATGTACGCCGGTGAGGTGGGCATGTACGCCGGTGAGGTGGGCATGTACGCCGGTGAGGAGGGCATGTAAGCCGGTGATGCGGGCATGTACGCCGGTGATGCGGGCATGTACGCCGGCGACGCGGGCATGTACGCCGGCGACGCGGGCATGTAGGCGGGCGAGGAGGGCATGTACGCCGGTGAGGAGGGCATGTACGCCGGCGACGCGGGCAATGCGGGCCGGTGTTCCACTTCTTTCATGGTGTCCACCCGTCGCCGGTGTTTTGGGCCGTCCACGTGCTCTTCCCGCGGACGTTTGACGCCGCCGCCCGCCCGGCCCCGCGAAAACCCCGCGGGCACCTGCGTGACCTCGGTGTCGTACCGCCGCACGGCCGCCGCGGCGCGCTCGCACACAATGGGCTGCAGCAAATCGGCGTCCCGCGCGCGGCGGCGCACCCCCATGCTGGCGGCCGCGTGCACGTCCACCCCGGGCGTGACGTCCAGCACAAAGGAGGTGGACATGTGCATGGCGGCCAGCTCCTGGGTCAGCAGCTTGGTGGCGTACGGCAGGGGCGCCAGCACCACGGTGCCCGCGGTGCGGCAGTTGTCGCAGTAGCCGCTGTGCTCGTTGCGGCCCACCACCAGGTGCCGGGCCTTGGGCGGCGCCTGGGGCATGGCCAGGAACCCGCACCGGGTGCACACCGGCACCGTGGCGTAGTCGCTTTGGTAAAACAGGCGGTCCTGCAGCACGGCGGCGGCGCCGTGGGCCGCCAGGGCCGCCACCTCCATTTCCCCCACCCGCAGGCCGCCCGAGTTCACCCGGCCCTCGGTGGGCTGCTGGGTGAGCACGTGCACCGGGCCCCGGGCGCGGGCCTGGGCCTTGGCCCCCGCCATTTGCCGCACCCGCACGTAGTACGTGTTGCCGAAAAACAGGCGGGCGGCGATGGGGGCCCCGGTGGCCCCCGCGTACATGGTCACGCTGCCCATGTCCGCAAACCCTGCCGCGGTGAGCTGGGCCACCACGTCCGTGACGTTGGTGCCGTTGAACGGGGTGCCGTCCGCGGTGTCTTCCCCGGTGCGGGCCGCCGCCAGGCCCAGGGCGCTTTCCAGCAGCTGGCCAATGGTCATGCGGGACGGGAACGCGTGGGGGTTCATGACAATGTCCGCGGTGACGCCGTCCGCGGTGTAGGGCATGTCCCACGCGGGGCGCACGCAGCCGGCCACGCCCTTTTGGCCCGCGGTGCTGCTGAGCTTGTCCCCCTCCTCCAGGAACATGGCGGTGTGCATGCCCACGGTCACCAAGTCCCGGCCGTTCTGGCCGCGGCACCGGGTCACGCTGTCCACAAACGCGGGCGGGTCCTTGTCGCCCATGAGGGCGCTTTGGTCCCGGCGCACCGTGGTGCGGCGCACGCACCCCAGCTCGTTCACGTCCATGGTTTTGCCGGCGTACGCGTCCCCGGGCAGCAGCAGGGCCCCCACCCGGGCCAGGCCCGTGGCGGGGTCCAGCTTGTCGAACCCGCCCACGCGGCCGCCCAGGCAGTGGGCCGGTGGCACCTCGAACCGCTGGGCGTCGGCCCCCGACCCCACCGCGCAGTCCTCCGCGCAGGTGCGGTACGCAAAGCACGCAAACAGGCCCCGGTCCACGCTGGCCTGGTTCACGTACAAAGAGTCTTCCTGGTTTTCGCCGCCGTCCGCGGCCACCGCCACCCAGGCGTTCATGCCCCCCGGGGCGTCGTGCATGCCGTGGATGCGGGCCGCCCACGTGGGCACCAGCGGGCGCTGGGGGTACCACAGCCGCAGGCCGTGGGCCCCGGGGGCGTCCACCCCGGGGTTCCCCGCCACCTGCTTGGACATGGACGCGTAGTAGGTGGTGCGCGGCGCCTGGTTGTGCTCGCTCAGCGGGATGCACGCCGCGGCGGTGCCCAGGATGGTGGACGGGTGCAGCTCGCAGTGGGTCCACTCCGCGGGCTCCCCCGTGACCACGTCCAGGCCGGGGGGCGGCAGGGCCCGCGCCGGGTCCAGGGCCACCAGCATGCTGCCCTCCTCCTCGTGCTTGGACACGTACTCCACGTGGCCGCCGGCCAGCAGGGCGCGCCACAGGTCCGCGGGGCGCCCGCCCGCGTGCCGCGCGTGCAGCTCCAGCACGGCCCCCAGGGGGTTGGCCTCGTTGGCGGGGTCCAGCCGCAGCAGGGGGCGCCGCAGGGACCCCGGCTCGCCGTTGACGGTGAGGGTGCCCTGGGCGCCGCACAGCTCCACGGCCACGTCGTAGGGCAGGGCCCCCGCGGCGCGGCCGGCTCGCAGCGCCCGGGCCGCCGCCTCCCCGTCGGGCACAAACCCCACCAGGACCCCGTTCACCATGACCCGCACCACGTCCGCGGCGCCGCGCAGCAGCACCGCGTCGGTGGCGTCCTGGGCCGCCCACACCGCGTCCCACGCCCCCGGGGCGTGGCTCACGATGCCCACCCGGCGCACAAACGCGTCCGGGGACCGCATGGAGGCCCGGGGCCGCACCGTGGCCATGGCCCCGCTGGACGACGCGGCGTCAATGAGGGGCACCAGGGCGTCGCCCAGCAGCCGGGCCGCGGCCCGCACCAGGCCCGACGTGGCGTGCCCCGCGCAGAAAATGGCGTGGGCCGCCAGCTGCTGCACCAGGCCGCAGGCCTGGCCCTCGGGGGTTTCCGCGGGGCACAGCAGGCCCCAGGACGAGGGGTGGATCAGCCGGGGCTTGGCCTGCTTGCCGTCCCGGTTGCAGGGCGTGTTCACGCGCCGCAGGTGGGACTCGGCGGCCACGGGGTTCAGGCGGCAGTGCAGCTGGGTGACCCCCGTTTGGGTGGTGTTGCCCTTGGCCACGCCCCAGTTCCCGGTGGCCATGCAGTACGCAAAGTAGTCGGTCATGCGCTTGATGTGCAGCAGGTCCGGGATGGACACAAACCGCCCCGCGTCGGACAGGCGCCGGATGTCCGACACCAGCTTCTTGCGGGCGGCGCGGTACTGCTGCCGCAGCTGCTGGGCCACCAGCATGCCCGCGGTGTCGTAGGCGCGGTTGCCCTCGTGGTCCCGGCAGTCGGGGGCGGCGGGGGCACCGGCGGGGCCTGTGCGGGCGCCGCACGCCACCGTGGCCACCCGCCACAGGGCAAAGGCAAAGCTGGCGGCCTTGCCGGCCACCACCCGCGGGGACGACTCCATGCCCATTTGCGGCAGGAACTCGTTGGCCATTAAGTGGGCCACGGTGCGGGCCCGGTACTCGGGCGACTTTTTGGTGGCGCCCACGTCCCCCACCCACCCCAGCACCGCGGCGCGGTCCATGGCGAACCACGGCGGCCACATGTGGGCGTCGTCCTGCAGCAGCGCCAGCACCCACTGCCGCACGGTGTGCACGCTGTGCATGTCCCACAGGCTGCCGGGGGGCACGGGGGTGCGGCCCGACAGCACGCCCCCCGTGGCGGCTGCGGTGGCCACCGCCTCGGCGGACCCAAACCCCAGCAAGCGGCACACCGCCCCCAGGGGGATGTCCGCCTCTATGAACGGCACCCGCACAATGGCCCGCAGCACGCCGCTGCCGTGGGGCCCGCACCGCACGTGCACCCGCAGCGTGGACGTGGACCGCAGCTTTTCCGAGTGCACCGCCCGGATTTCGGCGGTCCAGGTCCACCCCGCCTTGGCCGCCGGGAACACCATCCACCGGTTGGTGGCCAGGCGCTTTTGGGGCAGGATGACCTTGGGGGAGCCCTTGATGCACATGGTGCCCCGGGCGGGCCCCGACGTCACCATCAGCGGCAGGTGGAACTGCACCACCTGCAGGAAATCCCGCTGCTCCCGCAGCTCCCAGGTTTCGGTGACCACGGCGGGAGCAGCAGGAGCGGCGGCTCCGGCGGAGGCCCCTGTGGCGGAGGCGGCGGCGGCTCCGGCGGCGGCTCCGGCGGCGGCTTTTGCTGCCGGGTCCAGGGGTTTGTCGGAAATGTTGGCGCGGTGCCCGCGCCTGGGGCGAATGGGGCGGCCGTTGGGGCCCATGACCGGCGCCGGGCGCGGCGGCACCGCAGACTGCGCCGCGGGCAGGGGCTTGCCCGCCACCAACGCCGCGATTTGCTCCGCAATGGACTCGGGGTCCATGGTTTCCCACGGCACGGTTTTGGTGGCGGCCGCGTTGGCGTACACCCGGTGGTGCACATCCACCACGATGGGCGCGGTGTATGTGGTGCGGCTGGCGGCACAGGTGGCGGGGTCGCTAATGTCCCAAAAGCCGTTGGTGGTGCGGGACACCGGCGTGTCCACCTGCACCTGCGTAAACTCCAGCAAGTGGATGCTGTTGCGGCACTCGGCGTACGCCTCCCGCTCCGACCGCAGGATGGCGGGTAAGTATTTCTCCACCAGCCGCTGATAGCTGTCCACGTGGTGCCGCGCGGGGTCGTTTTCCGCACGCTCCGACGCCAAGATGTCATACACCACATTGGCCGGCAGCATGGCAGCGGGCCGCGTGGTGGTGCAGTGAAATGTGAAATGTGAACGGTTGGGATTCAGATTCATTTCCGTGGTGGTGTTACAGGTACGGCGGGGAGCCGTCGCCGCTGTCACGGGATCCCTCGTCCTCCTCGTATATCTCGTTGTACGATTCGGTGCGGGCACGGGGCGCAAACCGCGCGTCATCTTCTTCGGCAAACGAATGAATACGAGACCGGCCCAATGTTTCCGCTTCCGCGTCGGCTTCCACGTCCCCAAGGCGTTCTCTGATGACGTAAGCATCGTAGGCGTCTGGGTCTGCGGGCCCCGAAAAAGCCCTTGGCCTGCGAAGGCTTGCGGCGGCGGCTCCTGTTTGCCGGCGACGGGCCTGCTGTGCATACACCTCAGCCGCGGCGGCCGCGTCCTCCAGCTCGCGGGCGGTCATTGCGCTCAGTTTGCCCAGCGTGACGTCCGTGGCAACTTCCAAAGGCGTGGGCAGCAGCGGAGCCATGGGCAGGCCGCGGAACACCTCTGCGCCGGTCTCCGTGTCCCGCCCAGTTCCCAGCCACCGCTCACCAACAGCAGCACGCCCAGGGTCTTGGGCTAGCTGCAACTGCTGCTCTTTTACCCAGGGCAATACCGCGTTTTGGCGTCGCGTGGTGCGGTCTTCCAACATGTTGTGGTGCTCCTGGTACCCGTAAAAATTCAGGAGCGCAGTCCGCAGGCGCGCAACCGCCGTTTGCAGCACCACCAACTCGTCACGGTACTCGTCCAGTTGGCGCCGAGGGGGCGGGTACTCGGTCACCACGTCTTTTACCCTGTCCTCAAAAGCGCGTTTTGCTTCCATATACTCCGTCCTGGCTTGCATGTACGCAGCCTTGCGCGTGGAGTACTCAGTAGTGGAGTACTCGCTGGGATGGAAACGTGGCGCTTCGTCATACACGTCGGGGTGGTCCCAATTCAATTCGTACGTGTGCACCCTTTTGGTCAGCTCGTCGGCAATGACCTGGGTTGCCGCGTCCGCATCGTGTCGCAGCAGGGCGCGTGCCTGCTCCTCGGTGTCCGCTCCGCGCTCGCGCTGGAACTGGCGCACACGCGCCGCGTCCTGCGCTTGAGCTTCCTCGCGCACGCGCTGTATAAGGGCTGCGCGCTCGGCAGAAGCTGCCTCCGCATCCTGTGCCGCTTGCCACTCTTGCGCAGCATCACGTTGCTGGGCCGTTAGGATACGCGCAAACCCCGTCGCCAGTGCCCACCGCATCATAACCGTGGTGGCAATGCCGTGCATGGCCGGTTTCAGCATGTGTGTGTAAACAGGATACAATGCACCCCCTCTGCGTTCCAGTTGTCGCAACAAATCGGGTTTGCTATCCAGCATGAGTGTGAACCCCATGGACGCGGCCTCCACATCGGCGTCGTGGGCGGGCGTGTGCTCTTTGCTCAGGATTTGCAACAAGCACAGTTGGTCTTGTGCGGTTGGCGAGGACGCACAAAGGACAGCGTCAATATCGTTTGCCATGCTCATCCACTCCCAAGCATGGCCAATGTCCAGCAACGAGGACCCATCCCCCGCCGGCGATGCAAGCACATGTTGCAACACAGCCAACAAAAATTGCACATGTTTTGCAGGGAACTTTAGCACGGTGTTGAAATCGTACCTGGATATGGTGATGTCCTCCCCGTAGGTGTCCAACAGCCATGCTGCTTTTTGAATCAGGTCGTTGCTCACTGGTGGGTCAACTGCAGCGCTGCGCACGCATTGCGAAAAAAGCTCGTTTTCGTCGATGCTCACGCCGGGAATACCCTCCAGCTTCGTTACAAGGCACTGGAACACGGGAAGCGTCATGCCGCGCCGCTTGGACAATGACTTTTTTTTGAACGTGTTGCGAAAGTCCCGTGCCGGAATTGGCTCAAGAATTAGCTCCGTCCCCTCACGGGGTGTGGAGATGAGGGCTCGAATGCGGTTGGGGTCCGGTGCTGCGCCAGGCGGCGTCGCCACAATGCCCATGCGTTGCAGACATACGCCGTCGTAGTGCCGTTTGGCAGCAGTACGCTGCAGCAGTGCTCGGAATTTCTCGTCAGTCATGCCGCGACTCCTGGTCTGAAACCCAGCAAGAACCGCATCCCAAACGTCCGCCACAAACACGGACCAGTCCAGCGACGAAACATACACCAGCACATCCACAAGCTCCTCCCAAAATGCGTCGGAAAGCTCCCAGTGGGCTTGAGCCCACCAGCCCGCGACAAATGCCTGCATGCCTGCAGTGCCGCCCAGCGGGTTCACGGGCGGCGACAACTGCCGCACTATCGTGTCCAACACATCCTCGGGAACGGGGGACCCAGGTTTGTACGTATTTGCCCATGCCAGCACTCGGGGCTGTGTTGACAGTCGCTCCTTGATGGTGAAAAGAATATCCGACGGAATCCTGTCTGTGTGCTTGCGGGCGGCGGCGGCGGCCCGCTCTTTCGCTACCCACGCAACCACGTCGCTGTCTGATACCAAACGTTTTAGCACGGCACTTAGGACGTCCAACGCCGCGTATGGCTCGGGCTCTTCAGTGCCCTCCTTGAGCACCTCCCACGCGCCCATGATGGTGGTAAGTGTCAGTGAGGGCGTGCTATTAATGATTTTCTTAAAAAACAAGTTCGCGTACACAGAGTACTCCAGAGGGAACAACTTGTCCAGGTTTTTGATTGCGCTTTTCCAGTCGGAATCCCCACTTGCTGCCCGCTGCATGACAGCCTCCAGGATTTTTGCTTGTGCTTGGACATGGGTTGCGTTGGCTTCATCCGTTTTGGAGTTCAAAACGCTGTAGTCGGCAGAGTCGAGCACACCCCCGTCCTTGATTTTGTGCAAAACGGTGGCAAAAGGAATGTCCAGCAGCCCGGGGCGGCCCTCAATGTCGGCGGCGATCGTTGCGTTTACAGGTCCTGCACCGCGTGCAGCCCATGCCTGCCACAGCACTTGCTCGGGCACCAAGATGTCGGCATCCAAGATCCAGTGCACGCTTTCCGGGTCGGACATGAATGCCATGTCGCTGCCTGGCGCAAAAAGTAGTCCAGACAGTGTGCTTGTGTCGTCTTTGTCCATGTCTTCCTTCAGTGCCAACGCGGTGTCGTAGTGGTGGTTGTGCAGGGCCACCGCCAGACACGTCGGAATAATGCCTTTTGTCTTGGCTTTCGCAACATTTACAGCCGGCAACAAAAACGTGAAGCCGTGGCGACATATGCCCTCCAGTGCGTTTTCCGTGTCGCTGAGTTGCACACGTACGGCGCTTGGAGCAGTGGTGGCCAGCGCGTAAATGACGTCCGCCACGTCCCGGTACCCTTTGTTGGCGGCTTCCACAAACGCAACGGAGTACTGTGCGCTTGTACAAAAGTTGGGTTGGGCACGCAGCATGTCCAAAATGCGAACAACAAGCGCGGGGGCCTCTGCATTCGGGCTGTTTTTTAGCCACAGCAGCAACGCCAGCAAGTTCAGGGAGCGGGTGCCGGGAGCCAAGGATGCCTCATGCTCCGCCATGTACTCCACCAGCTGTGTCAGCGCCTTCATGTCCTGCTCCGCCATGCATCCAAACATAACGTACACCAGGTTGAAGCGGTTGCGCGTGCTTGGGTTTGCGCGCACACACTCAATGGCCTTGTGCAGCACGGGGGTGTCCCCCACCAGCACGCCCAAATTCACAAAGTTCAACATCAGGGTTTCGAAGCGCTCATATCGTTCGGGGAAGGTGTTGCGGGCCATGAACCCCTCCATGGCTTCGGTGCGCATGGTTGCGCCAAAGGCTTGGTGGGCGGTGGCAGCCTGCTGGATGGCCAACGACGTAATCCTGCAAAGGGCCTCCGCCCGGTCGGTGTCGGAGCTTCGGGCTGGAACCTCAGCTCCAGCTCCTGTGGTGGCAGTGTTTCCCATGACCACGGTTGCATGTCTGGCGCGGAGGTTTTTTTCAAACATGAGTCACTGGGGCGGATTGAGCTTAGTTTTTGTTCAAACCTGCGGAAAGGTTTTGTACACAATACATTTGCATGCGCGGCCTGGGGATTTTGGTGGTGGTCAGCATTCTGGCAGCGGCCATGGCGGCGACTCCCAACCACAGCCACAACCGCCGGTCTCACCACCACCATCACGAGGACGACGACGATTACGGTGATGGCGACGGGCTGTGTCCGGGCGGGACTTTCCTAGGTGACGTGTGCCCAAACAATGCGCGGCTGGTCATGAACCAGCTCATTGCCGCCACGACGCGCACCTCGCCGCGGCTGGTGGCTCTTATTTTTGCCAGCGGCGAGGACGCGGTGGTGAAGCTGGCCACCATTTGCAACAGCACCCACGGGCTGGACGGCGCGGTGGACGAGTGCTACAGCCCTGCCGCGCTGGCCACCATTGGGCTGGGGTCCCAGCTACAGGACTTGCTGCGGCACTGCGGCCTGGTTACGTTTAGGCACTTGCTGTGTTTTTTCCGTGCGTGCGGCGAAACCGCGCGGCACCTGGGGGCTGTAGGGGCGCAATGAACATACAACATACCATACTGTTTTGAATTACATCGAGTTTTACATTTTACAAACGGGCCGTGGGTGAGGACGCGCACGCGGCGGACGCTTCGGCCGCCGCCGCGACTGCCGCAGCCCGCATGGCGCCCAGCGCCAGGTCCACCTCTGCGGCGGTGATGACCAGCGGCGGGCACACCCGCACCACCGTGGCGGCAATCATGGTGCCGGACACCACCACGCGGTGCTGCAGCAGGGCCTTGCCCCACGCAATGCCGCCCGCGTCGTCCCAAAACTCCACGGCGGTCATTAGGCCCAGGCCCCGCACCGCGCGGATGAGGCCCGGGAACGCCGCCGCCAGCGCCCGCAGCCCCGCCAGCAGCTGGGCGCCCCGCGCCGCGGCAGCACCGGGCAAGTCCTCCGCCTGCAGCACGTGCAGGGTGGCGATGGCGGCCGCGCACGCCAGGGGGTTGCCCCCAAAGGTGGTGGACGCCAAGTGGGGGCACTCCCGGAACCGGGCCCAGTACTCGGGCCGGCCCACCACGCCCGCAATGGGCACCACGCCGCCCGACAGCGCCTTGCCCACGCACATCAAGTCCGGGACGACCCCCGGGTAGTGGTCGCAGGCCCACATGGCCCCCGTGCGCCCCAGCCCGCTCTGGATCTCGTCCAGCACGAGGGCGGTGCCAGCTGCGGTGCACGCGGCCCGGGCCGCGCTTAAAAACTCGTGCGTTGCCACGTGGATGCCGCCCTCGCCCTGCACGACTTCCAGGATGCAGGCCGCAAACGGGGCGCCCGCAAAGGCCGCGGTGCGGAACGCCGCCCGCAGCTGCTCCGCGTCATTAAACTCCACGTGCACCACGTCCATCAGGGCGCCCACAAAGGGGCCCCGGAACGTGGCCTTGGACGTGGTGGCCAGCGCACCCAGGGTCTTGCCGTGGAACCCGCCGGTGGCCGCCAGGACGCGCTTGCGGCCGGTGGTCAGCATGGCCAGCTTCAGGGCCGCCTCCACGGCCTCGGTGCCGCTGGTGGCCAGCCACACGTGGGACAGCGCGCCGCCGCCCGGGGCCACCGCCGCCAGGGCCCGGCACAAGTACGCCCGCGGCGCGTCCAGGAACTCTTGGCTGTGCAGGGGCTGCTTGGCCAACTGGGCCGCCACCGCCGCCAGCACCACCGGGTGCCCGTGCCCCAGGTTGTGCACCCCAAAGGAGCTGAGGCAGTCCAGGTACCGGGTGCCGTGGTTGTCCAGGATCCACGCGCCGCCGCCGTCGCACCAGTCCACCCGCGGGAAGTCCTTTTCGCCGTCGCAGGACTTACGGTAGGTCAGGAAGCCGGCGTTGACGTGGTCCCGCCACCCGGTGGCGGTGGCACGGGCCACCTCACGGGCCTGGGCGGTGCTAAGCACCGCGGGCGCGTGCACCAAGGCCAGGGCGTCCCGCACCCACGGGTGCACCGCGGAAGGCCCGTTGGACCCGTTGGACCCGTCGGCTGGCTGCATTGTAAACTCGTCGTTGCAAAGAACAAATCTTAAATTGGTGAAATGAAGTTGCCCGTGTGCATGCGGCCCGTGAGCATTGGGGACGCACGCGGAGGTTGTTTGGAAAATGCAAGTGAAAATTCACGGCGCCCTTGTGACGGCCGGGCCCCACCTCCCTCGCGGTGACACCCGCCCCACATTCTTTTCTCCACAGCTGTAATTACAAACATTCCCTGCTTGGAATGACAGCCATTGCGGTGTTGTGGGCAGCGGTGGCGGCGCTGTGCGGAATGGTGGCGGTGCGGGCCACCAGCGTGGCCGCCCTTGCTGCCGCGACGTGGGTGGGTGGCAACGCGCTGCTGGTGCTGGTGTCCATGACCGTGGGGAGCCCCACGGGCGGCCTGGCGCTCACGGGGGCCCCCGCGCGGGTTTTGGCCAAGACCCCGACGGGCACCCGGTCTGCGGTGGGCCGCGCGGCGCTGGCGCCATGGCGGTGGGTGTCCCGCGCGCTGGTGGCCGTGGCGGGCCATGGGGCCCCCTGGAGCACCGTGCCGGGCACCCTGATTGCGGTGGGGCCGCTGCAAACCATGCCGCAGTGGTTTGCCGCGGGCGGCGCGGGGACCCACACGGTCCTGGACTTGACCGCGGAGTGGGAGTGGGCGCAGGAGTGGCAGTGGTCCGTGACGGGTTTCGCGGCCGCCGACGCGGCCAGGCCCGCCGTGCATTGTTTGCCCCTGCTGGACGACTGCATGTGTTCCCCGGCGTACTTGGTGGCCGCCCTCCGGGCCGCGCTGGGAACGGAAGTCCTGTCCCGGCGCCGCATTTACGTGGGGTGCATGTTTGGTGTGGGGCGGTCCGCTGCCGTGGGCGCCCTGCTGGCGGCTGCGCTGCACGGGGACAAGTACCGCACCGTGGACGCCGCGCTGGCGGCGCTGCGGACTGTGCGACCGCAGGCGGCCCCCACCGCGCTGCAATTGCGCGCGGCGCGCGGCGCTCTGGAGCTGTTGCGGGCACCGTAGGCGACGTCACGGGGCCAGGGACACAGGGACACGTCCCCTCTCCCCCCCCTGCCAGCACGTCGATTCCCGTTCTTCCATTCGTTTTTTTGGGGACCCAACCATGGACAAACAGCACCCATCCATGCAGCCCATTTACGGTCCCGGCGGCATTCAGCCCATGCCCATTTACGGCCCCGGCGGCATCCAGCCCATTGCCCCCTTTCCGTACCTGTCCCCGTGGGCCCGGTACGTTGCGGCCCGGGAGCAGTGTGACTTTGGGGCGCCGTTTGTGTGTTCGGCCAACCAGTGGGCGTTTGTCAACAGCCTGGACCCCATTCATGCGACCCCGGGCCGACTGTACGGCGGCAGCAAGTAGTCCCTTTCTCATGCACCCATCATTTATTTTCGGGGAATGTACAACCAGTAACTCGGTCTATTTTCATGTACGGCCCAAGCGGAATGCAGCACAAGTACGGGCCCGGCGGGTTGCAGCCGGTGCATCCCCTTGGTCCCGGCGGGTTGCAGCCGGTGCATCCCCTTGGTCCCGGCGGGTTGCAGCCTTTTGCGCCGTACCCGTCGCCGTGGGCGCGGTACGCCGAGGCCCGGGAGCAGTGTGAGTTCGGCGCGCCGTTCCAGTGCTCCGCAAGCCAGTGGGCGTACGTAAACAGCCTGGACCCCATCCACGCCCGGGGCGGCGGCTCCTGGAACCCGCCCGCGCCCAACCCAACCCCCGGACCCGGGCCGTTCCCTGCCCACAGCGTGTCGCCGTGGAAACCCGCGCCCAACCCCACTCCCGGATCCGGCCCGCACGTCATGCCCGGCCCGTTCCACGGCCACAGCGTGGGGCCGCACATTGTGCCCGGGCCGCACATTAAGCCCGGGCCGCACATTAAGCCTGGGCCGCACGTGGTGCCAGGGCCGCACATCAAGCCCGGGTCGCACGTTGTGCCCGGGCCGCACGTCGTGCCCCCACACCACTTGCTGGGCGCCATGCACGGTGGCGTGA